GGGTTCGTAAAAAATGCCAAGTCAAGGGCAGACAAATACAGGAACTTCGATGAATCGGCCTCCTACGCCAGGAAGCGTAGCATAAACGAACTACCACTTTCACCGGATCCCAACGTGTTGCACAAGTTCGCATCTTACAACACCATATTCACACTTTCAGCGTTGAGCGCCACGGAGATACGTAACCCTGCAGAGTTCTTCGGTGGTGCCGCACACGACATCATAGCAAGGAGCGGTGGTATAGCCGACGGCAACTTCTCGAGCCACCAAGAATCGTCCGCCAACAACAGGGAGAGCCGACGAGATCCCAACAATAAATTAAACAAGACGATCGACAAGATAGGGGCCAGCACCATACTGGGTGAGAGTTCCAGAATCTTCAAAAAGGATCGTGACATCTACTTCAAAAGCGTGGAGATGACATCCGTGCCAGGACTCAACGATCAGAGGCGTCTCACCAGTGTGACCAACATCATGATGCAGTTGGTGGAACCTTCAGGGCTCACGCTGATAGAGAGGATCAGGGCCGCGGCCTTCAACAACAGATTCCTAGATCACCTTGACGCACCATACATGCTGACCATAGAGTTCAAGGGCTTTGATGAGAACGGACAGGAAGTCCAGGTAAACACAGATTACACCAAGAGGGTCATCCCGATAAAATTGGTCACCATGGACATAGACGTGAACCAGGGCGGATCCTACTACAACATCAAGGCCATACCCTACAACGAGTTCGCCCTGGTAAACAACTTCATGTATCCGAGGACCAGCGGAACACTGGGATCTTCGTCCATCAACAGGAGGTTCACGGAAGCGGTACAGGACCTACAAAGGATACTGAATGAACAAAACGAGGACGAAACGGTCCGGGGATACAACCAGTACCCAGACAAGTACAACATCTCCATCAGTAGCGACCTTGATCCCGAACAGCAATTGGATTATGAATTGTTGGCCCAAGCAGGCATGCAACCCGGCTCGGCCTTGTCGGTCCAGACCACACAGGGGACCGATACCGGAGGCGGATCGTTCAACATGGAATTCCTCAAGTTCAACTCATCACAGAACATTCTGAAAATATTAGAGGAGCTCATGAAGACCCATCCCAAGTATGGTGCCAAGAGTTTCAAAGAGTGGGAGAGTAAGGTACAAAAGGGCATCGGGGTGAGAGGGTTCAACCCCAATGAAGGCCTGGACAGCCATTTCAAATATTTCAGGATACGCACAGGCATCGATATGACTGAGAGGTTTGACGAACTACGTAAAACTCACGCCAAGATCATAAACATCGTGGTTGAACCTTTTTACATCAGCGCCTACAACCTAGCAACGGCGGGCATAGAACAAGACAAGCACAACCGTGCCTACGTGGCCAAGGAATACAACTACATCTTCACGGGTGACAACCTAGACATATTGGATTTGGACATCAACTACAAGGTGGCCTACTACCAGGCCAGGCTCAAGGACCTGGAGGCCAGTGAAGGCAGGAGATTCACGGAAAGTAACAAGAGTCAGAAATCAGACGCAGGCACACCGGCAAGCCCGAACAAAACAGACCTAGGGAGCGATAATTTCCTACCACTCAAGAGTGAAACAATTGGTAATCAGAGTTCAAAATCCGGCAGGACGGCCAAGGGTGACGCCAGGGTTGATCAGTTCTTTGACTACATAACCCATCCAAAGGCGGACATGGTTGTTGTCAACATGGAAATACTGGGTGACCCCGCATGGGTGGGACAGAGCCAGTTCATACCAGCGACACCGACCAACTCCAGCGGCAGTTCCCAGGACAACAACATAGACTTCTTCCGGGGCGGCAAAAGTGACAACGTGTGGAACCCCAACCTGCGTTGCTTCAACTACGACGTGGCGGATCCCGTTATCGACCTCACGTTCAAGACGCCAGCGGATTTCGACGACAATACGGGAGTGTATGAGATGTCATCGGCACAACGGGCCGTGTTCTCCGGACTATACAAGGTGACACAGGTACGTCACAATTTCACGGACGGCAAATTCACGCAAACTTTGACCATGGTACGTTTCAACAACCAGGATGGTCCCGTGACCAGTACAGGCAACAAAAAAATCACCACCAAAAACGGCAAGGTAATTAGTGTTAGTGAGAAAAACCCAATGGCAATGTCTCGCATAGACGAATTGAGTGGAACACTAGGATCATCATAATGGCAGGCAACGAATACTACAAGGGACACGCATCGACGGCAAAGGCACCGGGCAATGACACCGCCTGGTCGGGCGAGAGCGCCGGTCCATACATAGGCGTGATCAAGAACAACGTGGATCCATTGAGGATGGGCAGGCTTCAGGTCAACATACCCAGCCTCAGCAAGACCAATGACGCCATAAGTGGCAACCTGATCACGTGTGAATACCTGTCACCTTTCTATGGGGCGAAAGATGCCAGGCACAGCATACCAGGATCAACGGACTACAAGGACAGCCAGCACAGTTACGGCTTCTGGGCGGTACCACCAGACATAGGCACCAGGGTGTTGGTCATATTCGCGGAAGGCAAGATGGACCAAGCGTTCTGGATAGGTTGCGTGCCGGAGCCCATGACAAATCAAATGACACCAGGCATATCGTCAAGCAGGTCCACGCACGACGCCTTGGACGGCACTTTCGAAGGTGCAGACGCAGGATTCCAGGATGACAAGCAAACAACATATGGCACGACCAACGTACCATCGGGCGAAGTCAACAGGACCAATGCCGCCACCGCCGCACCACAGAACTTCAACAACATAAAGAAGCCCATACACCCATTCGCGGAGACATTACTGAAACAAGGATTGAGTGCTGACGACATCAGGGGTAACACCTCTAGTTCGGCACGTAGAGAATCTCCCAGTGCTGTGTTTGGAATCAGTACACCAGGCAGGAAAGACACGGGCACGACAAGAGTAAATGTAGGGACCAAGGACGCGGAAGTACAGGATTACGTGACCAGGCAGACTGGACACACGTTCGTGATGGACGATGGAGCGGTGGACGGCACCAACCAACTGACCAGATTGAGGACCGCATCGGGACACCAACTGCTGATGCACGACACCGAGGGTGTGGTGTACATAGCCAATGGTTCAGGCAACGCCTACATAGAGATGAACAGTGATGGAAGGATAGATTTATATTCAGGAGTGGGAGGAATCAACATGAGGACGCAGGGTGACTTCAACCTACACTCGGACACCAACATAAACATGCATGCCGGTGGACAGATCAGGATGAGCGCCACCAACGAGATAGTTAAATCAGCGGGCTCATACATGCTGAACCTGGGGGACAAGGGCATATTCAACAGCTCACAAAAAGGAAGCATAAGGGACTACGCCAGGGACGGTTTAAGTTCATTCACTGACGGCACACAGTTACATGGTGCAGGTGGAAGGATAGACCTAGCAGGCGCACAGGTGCACTTGAATTCCGTTGGTGCTAGTCCGGTATGGGGACCTACGTGGTTGAACACGGACGCCGCCGGCATGACCGAGAGGCAGGAGGGCGATGTGGAGTTGGCCAAGAAGGGCATAGAGCCTCTGAGATCGTTCACCAAACAGACCTCGACCACGGTGCACAGGTTCGTAACACACGAGCCAATGCCTAGGTTCCGGGGATTCACCTCTGAGGGAGCAATGCCCACGGGAGGCGCGGACAACAAGAAGCAGTGGTACAGGCTGGCCAGCACACCAGGCACGGTTGAGTACACGGAATACCAACTCATGCTGTCTCCGAACGAGTCCATAAGGCAAGGAATTTTCCAGGCGCAAGCGGAGAGACACCTGCGTGAACAGATGGGCACATCGACTGACCCGGCCAAGGCCAGGAAGATACTGGCGGATTTTGGCAAGGAATACGACGATCTATTTGGCATTAATGCCAGCAAAGTGGCATGGGACACCGCCACCAGCATCAGCAACAAGTTGAAAGGTTTCGACGTGGCGGACTCCGTGGCGGAGGTGCTCAACAACACCACCAAGAAACTGGCGGACCAGGTCATTGACACCGTGACCGGATCAGAGGCGGCGGAACTGTTCAAGGACAACGTGTTCGTGAACCAGGCGGGCGAACTGTTCGCACTAGGTGACAAGACGCAGTTGTTCTCGGGCGACTTCAAGGGCTTCGCCACAGACGTGGGAAGCAAGGCCCTGGCCAACACAGCCAACGACACATTCCAGAAAGCGGTGGGTGACCTCACCAAGAGGAAGGCCATAGGTGTGGACAAGTTTGGCAACACAGTATATCAACGATCGGTTCTACCAAGTTCCATCGCCGGCATAGACATATCCGGCCTCGCGGGCAACATCGCGGGCAACATCAACATCGCCAATATCAGATCCATTGCGGATCTCAAGGCCACTACCCAGGTGTTCAAGAACGTGGTGGCGGGACAGGTCACGTCAACCATACAGACAACGGCAATAAATGCGATAGCCAGCCAGGCCAAGGGATTTGTGCAGGGTCTTGGCGGAAGCACAGCCAGGGAACTAGGTGCACAGGGCATCAAGGCGGGAAAGTTCACCAATCTGGGCTCCAAGATAGGTGCCATGAAACTGCCCGGAGGCGGGAGTGTGACGGCCGCATTCACAGCCGTGAAGACATTCTTCGGTGGTTTCAGTGACGTGAGGCTGAAGGAAGACATCAGATTGATTGGCCGATCCCCTTCAGGAATCAACATCTACGAGTTTAAATACAAGCACACGTCGGGCACGTGGCAGGGTGTGATGGCACAGGAGGTGCCATGGGCCAGGACCATGACCGACACGGGATACTACATGGTCGACTATACAAAGGTTGACGTGGAGTTTAGGAGATTGAACTAATGGCATACGGCGACAACGGATCAGACAAAGGATTGAGCAACAAGAATGTGACCTTCAAGGGTTTCAGTTCACGTGCGGACAAGAAAAACTTCAAACTGTACGACTTCGAGGTGGCCAAGCAGGATCTTATCAATAGGTTATCAGTGCGTAAGGGTGAGAGGGTGGAGAACCCTGAATTTGGCACAATCATATACGATGCTATATTTGAGCCGTTTACAGAAGCTCTAAAGGATGCCATCGTAGAGGATGTCACAGCGAATCTTAACGCAGATCCACGTATTGCCACGGAAGAGATACTGGTCACAGAAGCAGACAAGGGCATAGCCATACAGGCCACTATAACATATGTTCCTCTCAATATTACCGAGAAACTGCGATTCAACTTCGATGAGAACTCGCTCTTGCGTCTATCTTAATATACGTACATTTCCTAACACATAAATACCGTTGTAATTACAATGGCCACTACAGATAGACAAAACAGATTATTAGTCGCGGAAGATTGGAGGAAGATCTACCAGTCTTTCCAACAGGCCGACTTCAAGAGTTACGACTTTGAGACCCTGAGAAGGACCATGGTAGCGTATCTACGTGAGAACTACCCCGACGATTTCAACGACTTCGTTGAGAGTTCGGAGTACGTGGCACTGATAGATCTGATAGCATACATATCACAGGCACTTTCTTTCAGGGTAGACTTGAACGCCAGGGAGAATTTCCTAGAGACTGCGGAGAGAAGAAACAGTGTTCTAAGATTGGCGAGGTTGATCAACTACAACGCCAAGAGAAATCAACCAGCGACAGGCTTATTAAAGATAGATTCAATATCCACCACACAGGACGTGCAGGACAGTTTCGGAACAAATCTAGCAAATTCAAACACCATATGGAATGACTCAGCAAACTCAAACTACAGAGAGCAGTTCACTGCGATACTGAACGCGGCCAACCAGACGGGACAACTGTTTGGAAACCCAAGAGAGTCAGGAACCATAGGTGGTATCACCACAGAGGTTTACACTCTAAGTTCAAACCAGTTGGATCTACCGATATACAATTTCGTTAAGTCAGTGGGAGGTACGTCAAGATCTTTTGAGGTAGTGCCCAGCACTATAACAGATTCGGAGTCTATATATGAATCTGCCCCCGTACCAGGAACAGGATTGACATACACATATAGATCGGATGGTTCAGGAGACAGTTCAAACAACACAGGGTTCTTCTTCCTGTTCAAACAAGGATCGATGGAGAACCAAGAGTTCACTGTTGATTCTGCAATTACAAATTATGTTAAAAGTTTTGATACATCCAACATCAACAACACAGACGTGTGGCTTTACAAGTTAGATCAGTTTGGACAATTAGCAGAATCATGGAGTAAGATCCCATCACTTGCAGGCAATAATGCGATTTATAACTCTCTATCAAAAACAGAGAGAAATACTTTTAACGTTGTAACAAAAAATAACGACACTATCGATATGGTGTTTGGAGATGGAAATTTCTCTAATATACCATTAGGCACTTTCAGGACATACTACAGAATAAGCGATAACGCCAATTTCACTATACAACCATCTGACATGCAAAACATACAGTTGACCGTGCCATACACAGACGCCAACGGTGCACAGCAATCATTGACCATGAGCGTGAGCCTCAAGGCATCGGTATACAATTCAGCGGCGTCAGAGTCAAATGACTCTATAAAGGAGAAAGCCGCACAGGTTTACTATTCACAGAATAGAATGATTACAGCAGAAGACTACCAGGTTGTTCCTTTGTCGGCTTCACAGGAGATTGTTAAAGTAAGGTCTGTTAACAGAACAGCGTCTGGCATCAGCAGAGCAAAAGAGATACTAGACCCAACAGGTGCGTACTCCAACGTTAGTGTGTTCGCTGAGGATGGAATAATTTATAGGGAAGAATCACTTGAACAGTTCACTTTCACGTTCAACAACAGAAGTGACATTCAATCTACAATAGACACGTCTGTTGAAGCAAAACTTAAAGAAGCATACGCTAGACAGTTTTATTATTTGAAATACGAAACAAAGGATGCCAGCACACTGAGTGCAACCTGGAATTCCACAACGACGGATACCAATACCAACACAGGTTATTTTACGTCGGGTGGTGCATTGTCCCTAGGAGATTCAGCAACTTCCAACATGAAGTTTGCTAAACCAGGTGCTTTAGTCAAATTCACATCACCGGACACGAGAAAGTTCTTGAACGGAACATTAGTGACATCAACAACAGATAACGCTGAAGATAGAGCATGGGCCAAGATAGGTGCAGTAGTGCTTGACGGTTCTAATGGTGGTTTAGGAAATTTAGAGTCGGGTGTCGGACCGGTAACACTGAACAATATAGTTCCAAATGGTTCTGTTGTTAATGCGATTATACCAAACTTTACAACATCATTTTCTACCACACTCGAAGCAGATCTACTGGACAGGATAGAGGAATATGAGGAGTTTGGATTAAGGTACGACGTTGATTCTGAGACATGGAAAGTAATCACGTCAACTAATTTAAGTACTAGCACAATTTTCGATTTGGCCAATGCAGGTTCAACAACAGGAGCGAACGCGGATGCCAGTTGGTGGTTCAAGTTCACAAACGACGGAAACACCTACACTGTGCAGTACAGGAAACTGGAGTACATATTTGAGTCAGAATCACAGAACAAATTTCACTATAGCGTGGACGAGAAAATATACGACTACACAACGGGCAAGAGTGTCAAGGATGTAGTAAAAATACTGAAAATCAACAGTATCGTTTCAACAGGAAACAGCATAGGTTATCCTATTACCTGGCAAGTTGTTGACGTGGTTACAGAATCAGATGGTTTCCAGGACAACAGGAAGGTGAAGATTGGATTCTTCGATAATGACGACGACGGAGTAGTCGACAATCCCGAATTGTTTGACATATTTGTTGAACCAACCCTTTCTGAATCAACTAAATTTGTGTTCTCGGAAAAATATAGTTCATATGATAACATAGAGAGATTCAGACCATATGCCGCAAGTAACTTTGTTGTAAGTGATAAAGAAACCGACATCGATCTTAATACATCAACATACACAGACGGACAACTGTTTTATTTCTACAACAGTGCAGAGGATGTTATCAAGACTTATAGTTCTACAACAAATACTCTAACAACTACAACAGATTACAGAGCAAGAAGAGGAAGGAGTTCGATCGATTTTCAATACAAACATCATGCTGGTCAGGAGACAAGAATAGATCCAAGCGTGTCAAACATTATTGATGTCTATCTGTTAGAGAGAACATACGATAATCTATATAGGATTTGGTTACAAGATGGAGGCACAAAACCTACAGAATCCACGGCAGATCAGTTAAGGGTCAATTACTCAGGTACGCTTAATCCATTGAAATCATTGTCGGATCAGATCATTTATCATCCAGTAAAGTATAAGATACTGTTTGGTACAAACGCCGATGAGCAATTACAGGCAACTTTCAAGGTTGTTAAAAATCTTAAAACTAATGTATCAGATGCAGTGATTAAGACTAGGGTTATCTCCGCAATCAACGAATTTTTTGCCCTTGACAACTGGGATTTTGGAGACAGTTTTTACTTTACAGAATTAGCCGCTTACATACACAATCAACTGGCCCCGGACCTAATGACGGCGGTGATTGTGCCAAACCAATCCGGGCTGAGTTTTGGATCTCTGTTCCAGATAAATTCAGCGGCAGACGAGATTTTCATCAGTGGGGCCACCGTTGATGATGTGTCAATTATATCAGCACTGGGAGCCAACCAATTGGCGGCCTCTGGAACTGTGGTCACATCAACATCAACTGCCACGACCAACACCACAACAGGATCAGCAGTGTCAGGCTCTACTACAACAGGTTCCGGTTCGAGTACCGGCAGTAGTGGATCAGGATACTAATGACAGATAATCCCACAAACGCATTAACTGACAATGAAGTTGTAAAACAGGGCACGAACGAATACAGACGTACTGTTCAACATCTCCCTGCTTTTTATAGGACAGATGCCAACCAAAGATTTCTGGCCAGCACGATCGATCCTTTAGTTCAAAAAGGATCGTTAGAGAGAATAGATGGTTACATTGGAAGACAGGACGCTTACACAAGAAAGGTTACTGATAGGTACATAGGTTCGACCAGCAAGGACAGATTTGCATATCAATTAGAACCTGCTGTGACATACACCGACAGGGACACAACGTCGGTCAATCCAGAAGACCAAGTAAAATTTACAGGTACGTACGACGACTATATAAACCAGATAAAGTACCTAGGTGGAAAAGTCAACAATCACGACAGGCTCAATAAAGAGACTGTATACAGTTGGAACCCAGCAATAGACTACGACAAGTTGATTAACTATAGGGAATACTACTGGATACCAGAAGGACCTGGAACGATAGAAATAGATTCAGTCGGACCAAGTGCGGTTGCAGAGTACAAAGTTATCAATAATGCTCAAGCGGCTTACGAATTCATCCACAGGGAGAACGAGAACAATCCGATACTGACACTTTACAGGGGAAACACCTACAAGTTTAATGTAGATGCTAAAGGACATCCGTTCTGGATAATGACAGAGCCATACAAGAGCAAGGTTAGTGCGGACGGATCAACGTCGACAGTATTCGATACAGGGGTAACCAATAACGGCGCAGATGAAGGCACAGTTACATTCACAGTGCCCACGACAGGCGCACCAGATACTTTATATTACCAGTGTGGTAACCATGATGCCATGTACGGCATATTACAGATAAAAGATGCCACGAGCACGACAGCAATAAATGTAGAGGACAGTATTGTAGGAGTCAAGAATTACAGTATTAGAACTTTGGATCTGTCAAACGGGATGAAGATAAAATTCCCAAGTTCGTTGGTGACTACCGAATACCAGAACAAGGAATACTATGTCGAGGGAGTCGGTGATGCAATCACACTTACTGATGTAGAGGACTTGATCACACCAGGCAGTTATGCCACTGAATCTACCATACTGTATGACCAAGCAGGATACGATTCGCGACCATATGCCAAAGCATATTACACACCTGAAAACAAAGATTATATAACAATAAAGAGGGATTCTCAGGATAGAAACGCCTGGTCGAGGTACAACAGGTGGTTCCACAAATCCATCATAGAGGAAACTGCTAGGGTAGGAGGTTTCACACCGACTCTTAATGAGGACGACAGGGCCAAGAGACCTATAATAGAATTTGATTCTGGACTTGCATTATACAATCATGGAACAGCGGCCAAAAAATCTGTCACGCTTTATGACACACAAACAACCGACGCATTTAACAATGTAGTGAAGCAGACCGGTTATATCATTGATGGGGTGCCATTAGCGAACGGAATGCGGGTTGTGTTTGTGGCGGACACTGATCCTTTAGTTAAGAATAAGATATACGATGTGAACTTTGTCACAGCAGGAGATTCCACACAGGTTATTAATCTTACCGAGGCATCTGATGCCACACCAGCAAACAATGATTCAATATTCATAGAGTTCGGCACAACAAATCAAGGAAAGACTTTCCGTTACGACAGTGCAACTGAATCTTTCATAGAAGCACAGGAAAAAACCGGAGTAAACCAACAGCCGTTGTTTGGTATGTGGGATAATGATCACACTTCATTCGACGATGCCACAACATATCCCAACTCTTCTTTTACTGGCGCGAAAGTATTTTCTTTTGCAACATCGGACACAGCAACTACAGATACAGTCTTAGGGTTTAAGGTAAAGTACAATACCGTCAACAATGTAGGAGACATTGTGTTTGATTCGGATCATACGTCAGGAACATTTACGTACAAGAGTGGTACAAAGACACTGACTAAGAATCTAGCGGAGGGACACTTACATTACACAACAGGACGGTCAACACATAACTCAAGAAGTGCATGGATCAAAAGAACGACGGAGAGCAAACAACGTGTGATACGTACATTCATAGTTGATAGCACAGAGAAACAGTTGTTCCCGGTTGATTTTTATAAGGATTCAGCCAACCTTACAAACATAGAATTGTCTGTATCAGTCAACGGTTCTAGAAAGGCATTGACTACAGACTACGTACTAGAGACAGGAACGAAAAACAAGTACATCAAATTTAACAAGGCACTTGAGATTGATGATCAAATTAGGATAGCAGGGCACAGCAGTGCTGACAAGATCGATGGCAAGGGCATATACGAGATACCAGAGAACCTGGCAACAAATACCCTCAACCAGCAGTCAGGCACATTCACGTTTGGACAGATACTGGCCCATGTCAGAGACATACTTGACAAAAACCAAGAAGTAACAGGATCAATACCAGGAGTTTCTAATTTAAGAGACAAACCAGATGCGAGACTCAAGGGAGGAAGTATACATCAACATGGTGGACCGTTACTTCCTGCTATATTTGGTTTGGTTGACAGCAAAGCAAATATTATTAGTTCTGTTGATTATGCAGTACAGGAGTACGAGAAATGGTACAACGCATTTTTAACACATGCTGTAGGCACAGCATACGAAGGAGATGCCGTCGACAGGGTTGACGAGATAATCACAGCAATCACACCAGGCAGGAACAGCACGTTTCCATTCTACTACGAGGACATGGTAGGTTGGGGAGAAAATGTTTCAACTAGATCATACACCGTGATGGGTGCGTCACAGACAGAATATGCACTTGACTCGCAACACGATATTACAACATTAAGTAACAGAGCAGTTTACGTTTATCTCAATGATGACCAACTACTACTGGGAATAGATTACACTTTCAGTACAGTAGACGACAGTGTCAATATTAGTAAGACATTAGTAGAAGGAGATAAGATTGTCATTAAGGATTATGCTGATACCACAGGTAGTTTCATGCCACCATCTCCAACTAAACTAGGAATGTATCCCAAGTTTATTCCTGAAACATTTACAGACACAACTTATTTGTCTGACACAGTGGTGATAAGGAAGCATGACGGGTCGATTATTAAAGCCTACGGAGACGAGCGTGATAACTTGATACTAGAACTTGAGAAAAGAATTTACAATAATATAAAAGTCACTTACGATGCCACGCTAGTGGACATACATGATGTGTTACCCAGTGCTTTTACTTCAACAGAATACACGCTCCAAGAAGTGGACGACGTGATGGGGCCAGACTTCTACCAGTGGGCAGGCCGTAACAATGTTCAATACATAAACAACACAGTATTCACAGAAGGATCACCTTTCACATACAACTATGCAAGATCAAAAGGCAGACTAACAGGCGAGAACCTGCCAGGATATTGGAGAGGCATATACAAATATTTTTATGACACGGATGCTCCACATGTAAGACCGTGGGAGATGCTAGGTCACTCAGAAAAACCTACAGATTGGGACGCAACTTATGGAACGGCGCCATACACGTCCGGGAATGATGTGTTATGGAATGCTGTTGCAACACAGCCAGGCAGATACGGAAAACATTTGATCAGGAACTATCTACCAGTAGATGCATCAGGAAATTTGCTTAATCCAATAACGGCAGGTCTAGTAGACAACTTAGACATACCAGGTAGACAGAACACTTGGAAGTTTGGAGACCAGGCACCGGCGGAGACAGCGTGGAGGAGATCCAGCTCGTACCCATTCTCAGTGATAAAGACATTAGCATTGACCAAACCGGCCAAATTTTTCTCTAATCTTTTTGACCCTTCAAGATTGACTACCAACGTTGCAGGCAACCAGATATACAAGGACACCAGGATCAGGAAAACACTGGCCACTGCCAAGTACCATTTGGAGACCATAACGGACCTAGATACAGGGGTCACGACCAGATACCAAACAGCGGGCTATCAGCCTTTCACAGTGAATTACCTGATATCAAGGAATTTAGACAGCAAAACCTTCTACTACGACAAGATGAAGAACTTATCTGTGCAGTTGGCATACAAACTAGGCGGATTCACGGACAAGGATAACATCAAAATATTGACAGACAGTGTGTCCCCGGGATCAACGTCTGGATCCAAGTTCATACCAGACGAGAACTACAAGATACTTTTCAGGACGTCTAATCCTGTAGAAAGTTTTCAGTACTCGGGCGTGTTGATTGAAAAGAACACAGACACTACTACTAAAACAGACGGGTCAACAGTGACAAACATCGGTGGATACAAGGTGTTGGGTTACAGCACAACGAAACCATATTTCAATTTCAACTATCCGGTCAAGACCACAACAGCGACAGCATTGTCTATTGAAGGCTCGGTGGTAGTAAATCAGTACAAGGCACACCAAGAAATCACACAAACCATACCTTATGGTCATGTGTTCAACACCATACAGGACGTTACTGATTTCTTGTTTGGTTATGGACACTGGTTAGAATCACAAGGATTCCGATTCAACAAGTTCTCCAACGAACTTAAAGAAACACTGAACTGGTCAAACGCAGTGAGGGAATTTTTATTCTGGACCACACAGGAATGGACACCAGGAGCGGCGATAACCGTTTCCCCGGCCGCAGATGGGTTTGAACTAGACACGAATAACAGTGTAGTTGGACAACTCCGTAATCTTGCAGGGGACTACTCGTTATTAGATTCAGGTGGTCGTAAGATCGACATCGGCGAGATATCTACTAAACGTATAGGCAAAACATTCGAGTTAGGAATCAAATCAGACACAGTGGGACTTTACAATATAGCGTTGAACACAGTGCAAAAGGAACACGTACTACTGTTTGACAACAGCACAGTGTTCGCAGACATCATTTATGATCCATTCACAGGTTTCAGACAACAGAGATTAAAAATAGTTGGGTGGAAGACAGCGGGATGGAATGGAGATTATTACGCACCAGGATTTGTTTTTGATGCCGCACAGGTTGTTTACTGGACGGCCAATACTGACTACAGGATAGGTGACAGCGTGGAGTATCAAGGCAAGTTCTACGTTGCAAAAATCAATCACAATTCAGGATCTATATTTGAGACAGTGCGTTGGACCCTTAAGACGGACAAACCATCACCACAACTGATACCAAACTTTGAGTACAAGATCTCACAGTTCAATGACTTTTACAATCTTGAGACCAACAACTTCGACGATTCACAACAGCAACTGGCACAGAGGCTGACAGGATATCAGTCAAGGGATTACCTAGAGAACCTGTTTGTTAACGATGTGTCGCAGTACAAGTTCTACCAAGGATACATCAGAGAGAAGGGGACACAGAACGCTATAGACAGCATACTAAAAGCCAAGTACGAGGGAGAAGATATCACACTGGATCTGTATCCAGAATGGATGATCAGGACCGGTAACTTTGGTAACACCGATTCCATAGAGAACATACAGATAGTTTTGAAGGACGACGAGATCACAGCAGATCCACAGAGTGTGGAACTGTTCGACACATCAAATGAAACAGTAGAATATGCGAGATCTGATGCTGTCATAAAAGAAAATTATTACTACACGCCGGTTGAGTATACGGCATCAACTACATTCAAAAGGCTAGACTACACCAAGGAAGGGGTGAACCGGGACACTGCACAGATTTTTAAGACGGCGGGATACCCACAATTGCAACAAGTACAACACACTGCTTTTGACATAGAGGATATTCTAAATCTTGATATGAATGCAATCACATCAAATGACTTAATTTGGGTTGCCGGTAAAAGCAACCGAGACTGGGACGTGTTGAGAATTACAAGTGCTGGTATAAAGATAGCAAACTTACATTTGATTAACGACGCCTCACAATTAGAAATCACATTCACTGGTTCTCACAATTTGACAGCAGGATCCACCACATCACCGGTAGATTATTTTGGCATCTCCAACAGTGAAGAACCAACACTAAACGGTGTATATCGGGTAAGTGCAACGCCAGACCATAAGACAGTGATCATCGACTATTCAGGCAACGTAGGATTCATTCCTGCATTAGAGGATGGGTCGACAGCGGACAGTTATGGTAACGTATACAAATTCCTATCTGTTAGATTGTCGACGATGGACAACGTCAACGATCTCTTGGAACATGATCAGTACACAGACAAGGATGACGCAATACAAAAACCAGGAGACAAAGTTTATGCAGATGCAGACAGTTCGGGGTTATGGCGTGTTTACGAGAAACAGGATCCATACACGACAAGACTGGTTCTTTCAGCAAATACAAATGTAGCAGATCAGGAGTTCGGACACAGGATTGTGGCACGTAATGATGGAAGAACGGTAGTAGTATCTGCACCAGGCAAAGGTCAAGGTGCGGTGCATTTCTTGTTCAGAACCACCACAGAGCCAGGAACACAACTAATAACTCAAACTACAGCAACAATGACCGATAATGATGACAACACCAGCAGGCTAGGTGAGTCATTAACTTTGAGTACAGATGAAAATTTTGTTGTGGCAGGTGCACCTTACGCCAACACAATTGGTGAAGACGGTAGTACAAGACAGCAGAATGCGGGGTTGGCCAAAATTTATATATGGGATCCGAGTACATTCAAATACGGAATACTGAACACAATTAGTCCTCCCACAGACGGATCTACTGCAAATGAAAATTTAAATTTTGGGTGGGCACATAAAATATCTGAACCGGGTGCAAGTTCTGTAAGGACAACTGCAGACAAGTACCTGTTTGTTTCTGCCCCAGGACACAATAATGACACAGGTAGAGTTTATATGTACACCTGGGGAGTGGGTGCTGATGGATCAACTTATGACACATGGACATCTGAGACTACCATAGAGGCACCGGACGGTGGATCAGGACAGAGGTTCGGACACAGGCTACAGGCCAACGACAACGGAGACATACTGGCAGTCAGTTCCGTGGCACCGGGCAACGCAGGCAAGGTGGAAATATTCGTAAAAACGTCACAGGCCAATGATGGCAGTACACTGAATTCTTTTGGTTTGGCACAAACAATAACAGGAGTGGCCAGCGACGGGTCATCAATCAACACTGCGTTTGGCGAATCTATAGCGATGAGTAAAGACGGGACTACACTAGTGATAGGCGCACCAGGAGTCGACGGAACATCGCATCCAGATGCGGGTGCTATCTATTACTACAAATGGAATGCAGATGGCTCTACTAATACCTATACACTACAACAGACTTTAACTGCACCTAGTTCATTGACCAACATGAAGTTTGGTACAACCTTAGATTTAAATCATGATGGTACAAGATTAGTGATAGGTGCTGAGAAATTTGCAAGTTCTAGAGAGATGAAATTTGATTCAGGTGAGACCACATTTGATCTACAGGATACCAATATAGTGGACAATAATGTTGAGTCTGGTGGAGCATTTACGGCAACAATGTACAACACCAAGTTTATGATAGATGATCGTTTGATGTCAGAGAACATGTCAGAAAATGATGATTTCGGTCGTGGCGTTTGTATGATAGATAATTCGGTATTTGTTGGTGCCCCTAATGATGACGGAAACACAGCAACAGACGGAAGCACTAAGGTAGTGAACGATGGTACTGTTTCTCAATATGATCTCACAGTTACAGGCAAATACGCCTGGAACAACATAGTGACGGAGACAGCACTGATGGACACAGATAAATTGGGCAAGGTTTTTGAATTTGACAAAAAGTCTAAACAGATCAGAGATTACTATGATCTTTATGATCCGATCAAGGGCAGGATTTTAGGTGTTGCTGACAGAGAGATAAACATCAAGACTGCTTGGGATCCGGCGACCTACAACGTGGCCGACGTTAATACCAAGACGCCATGGGCGGAGGATCACATAGGTGAGGTATGGTGGGATCTTTCAACGGTGAAGTGGTTGTGGTACGAGCAGGACACACAAGAATACAAAACGAATCATTGGGGGCAGACATTTCCAGGCTCAAGCATAGACATTTATGAATGGGTGGAATCTACACTGCTACCAAGCCGGTATGCCGATTCAGGAAACGGCACACCATTACATCAAGATGATTCGCAGTACACGGTAGTGCAGAAATATAATTCTAAACTAGATAGGTTCGTTAATTTCTATTACTATTGGGTAAAAGACAAGACGACATTACCAGAAAGTCAAAGAGACGCTTCTACTAGAAGGAAGAATACGGTGGCCTTTGTTGCAAACATAATAAGAAATCCTCGATTATTTGCTAAGAAATATTATTCGATAACAGATACAAATAAATTTTTACTTCACAATGTTTCAAATTTGAATGGGAGTGATATAGTATTGAACATGGACATCAGGACAAACACTTTCGAAGGTGACTCACACAGTGTATGGAAGTTAGTAAGAGAAGGTGATGCAGAATGCAGACCTCACCATAATATAGAGACACGTTGGTGGGATTCATTAGTAGGCAAGAACTCAGCAGGGGACACTGTTCCAGATGTTAACCTGCCGGTAAATGAGAGATACGGCAACAACATCAGACCAAGGCAAAGTTGGTACGTGGATAGATTCAATGCATTGAAAGAAATAATAGACTATGCCAACACAGTGCTCAAGAAACATCAGTTGGTGGGACAGATAAAATTGGATAATTTGAATTCGAAAGACCCCGAACCTACATCACAGAGTCTTGAATGGGACGCATCTGTGGACACCTATGCAGAGTTGGGCTACGTCAATACAGCGGACATATCAGGAACTGCAAACTATCTAGTGAAAGCGGATGAAACAGCCAACAACTACTGGGCAATATACACTTGGGACGGCACTACATGGTCTAGGACTAAAGTACAGACCTACAACACTTCTGCATACTGGAGTTACACTGACTGGTACCAAGTACCGGACCATCATGGTATGACAGGCATGGCACATGACGAAAACACAAAAATTGACAAACAGGTCACATACCAGTACGAACTCGACACATTGGATCTTGCCATAGGCAAACATGTGAAAGTGACCTCGGCCGACACAGGTGGATGGAAACTGTTCATGAGGACTGCCACGGGATGGCAAAACGTTGGGACAGAAAACGGCACCATCAGGTTAAGCACCAAACTATACGACTACAGCCAAGATGCATCCGGCTTTGCAGGTGCTGATACATTCGATAACAACTTCTTCGACCAAGAACCAAGCCAGGAAACTAGGAAAATACTCACGGCATTGAGGGATGATTTATTCATCAATGACCTAGCAATAGACTACAACACATTATTTTTCATAGGATTAAGGAAGGTTCTTACGGAGCAGACATATGTCGACTGGTTGTTCAAAACGTCATTTTTAAATGCCAAAAATAGTGTGAGACAACTAGACCAGAGGAAATCCTACACCACAGGAACAGATTCATGGATAGAGAGTTACATCAATGAGGTCAAACCGTTCCACGCAAAACTACGAGAGTACAGGCTAGGCTATGACAAGACAGAGACACAAGACGGTATATACTCAGACTTTGACAATCCTGCCTTCTATGATGCCACGACAGGCAAGATTAGGAGTCTCAATATTGACACAGATACGGCGAAGTTAACTGAATTCCCACACCAGATGTGGTATGACTATCACAAGAAGTACGTGCAGTCAATCACAGTGCTATCAGGTGGTTCAGGGTATGAGGTAGCACCGACTGTGACAATACTGGGAGGAACAACAGGATCAACAGGACCTTTCCAGATACAAGCAACTAGCTCGTCAGGAACAACAAGTGGACAGTTTGGATACTACTACCCGTTGTTCACCAGCGAGAAACAGGCAGAGATCTATGACACACAGAATTCAGGTTCAGGGACAACCAAGACTTACACTTTTGATGGGTATGCAGATACTTTCTATGGTCCTACAGCATCAGTTAGGGAATCTGAGAGCGATAAGGCTGGCACGTTCAAGATGTACGTTACTCCGACAACCACTGCGGCAACTGCCACAGCAACAATACAAAGTGGAGCAGTTACAAAGATTACAGTCACAGGCATAGGGGCGAACTACACAACAACACCAACTGTTTATATTTCAGGTGGTAAGACAGATGGAACGGCACCAACTGATAAAGCCAAAGCATATGCAAACTTGAATAACGATCTAGTAAGAGATTTTGATACAACAATTAAATTTGACAGGGTCTCAAGCACATCCAGAGTAGTGGATTGGACGGCATCTACGGCATACGCCTACAATGATCTTTTGAGATATAAAAATGAATTGTATAAAGTAACAAGTGCATTCACGTCAAGCACAGACTTCGATGACAACATTGGAAGTCTATACAAAGTGTATGGCAATGAAGTAGGGCTAACCGCCGCAGACAGAACAAAAGGTTTCTACACACCAGGATCAGGAATGCCAGGAAACGAACTGGACCAAGTGATGACAGGCGTTGATTATGGCGGAACAATGGTCACAGGATTATTATTCACTCAAGAGGCAGGGTGGGACAAAGCCGGATGGTATGATTTCCCATGGGACAACTACGGAGATTCAAGGATCAAGGCATTCAGGGCAGACGGGTCGACAGCATCATACACATTTGACACTGCACCTGCTAGTAGCGAAGTATACCAAGTGTACCTAACACAGGACGATAGCACTAGGAAAAAATTATCAGATGTGGTCAGAGGTGACGGATCTACGGTGACATTCACTATAAGCGAAACACCAGAAGCAAATGCATTTGTAGAGTTCATACCTTTCGATGACGACGGTGTGCTTACTCCTACAGATGACAGGACACTAGATTCGATCGTCAAAGGTGGTCTTTTCACATCAGCACTGGGTCACGCACCAAGTGATATAGTTTTAGAGGGCGATGCATTTGTATCTCCTGACACTAGTTACGCACCAGAAGAAACTGTCCCTGGCCAGATGTTCGACACAGTTGATATAAAAGTTTACACATCACCTGAATCAGGGGTGCCATTCATTAGTGAGAAGAACTACAGAGGCAACGGAAGCACAACAACATACAGCATAGGCGACTATCCTGGCACACTTGGTTCAGTAACTGTGGTAGTCGACGGTGTGGTTAAGAAAGGCAGTGCATTAGATTCAACAGTATCTGATTACACAATTAATGTTGGAAACAAAACAATTACATTTGACACAGCACCTGCTAACCACAGCATAATATCAACCAAGGTATTTGCTATTTCAGGTGAGAACTACAGAGTGTTGAACTCTTTCACTGGTGATGGAAGCACTACTTTGTTCTTGACTTCTACAAGAGGTGAGTTTAATTTAGATTCAACGTCATCTGACTTATATGTCACGATAGATGGTGTGCCTACAACAGCGTACTCAACGACTACCACTGCAAACACAATAACGGTTGTGTTCGATTCGGCACCTGCCGCAAGTTCTTACATACAGATAGCAGGTTTCAACAAGTCAACAACATCAACAAGGAGTTTCGCCAGCGTGAGAAATGAGGCAATCACTTATGATGGATCCACAAACAGGTACACGTTGACATATCCGCCTGGAGCCATAGGACCGCTTTCAGGCCTGACATTGATAGAATTGAATGGAAAAATGTTGCGTGGCCCAGACATCAGTTATTATCTAGGTGACGGCACCACACTTAACTATCTCTTCAACAATTTAGAAAGGTTAGGGGTCGTAGAATCCACAGCAGATACCACTAGTAAAACTACAGATATAACCACGGAGACTGCTGACGAGTTTGTGGACCCGACACCGGGCGAAGACTCAACGATTGATCCTATTAAGTCCATCACTAGTGCGTCTCAAATACAGGTCCATGTGAATGGCGTCGAACAAATTTTAAACACAGACTACACAGTTAATTTAGGCAATGGTGTATTCACAGCGGATGTGGCAACAGCATCAGCAGATACTTCAGCAACAACGGCTGACTCGGCAGGCTCACCGGACAGGATTGCATTCGTAACGGCTCCGTCTGCAAATGATCTTATAGCCATCACCACCTTGGTAGACTTTCAATATTACAACGAAGGAACGGACATAATTATCAACCCCACCCAGTTGGCATCCGACGGTAACTCGATCAGTCTTAATGATGTTATATCTGTGACAACATTTAACAATGCACTTGGTATGAAATTGAGGAGAGAAACTTTAGAGGGACAAGGAGATGCTCTGTTTAATCTAAGATTTGATCCTCTTAATGCCTCTTACATGTATGTTTGGTTGAATGGTCAGCAATTGATCCAGGGGCATGACTACACAGTGAATCGAAATTTAATCACAGTAACTGGAAAAACAATCACTTCATCAGACAGGCTTGACGTTATGTACTTTGCAGTTGATTCAGCGGTCAGCGCCACAGGATTCAGGATATTCAAAGATATGTTGAACAGAACTTTTTACAAACGTATTAGTAAAACCTCAACCACAAAATTAACAATCGATATGACACCAGGAACCCAAACAATGACTGTTGAAGACGCAACGCTGTTGCCTTCACCAAACGTATCTGCGAACGTTCCTGGTGTCGTGTTTGTGGACAAAGAGAGAATAGAATACTTTACAAAATCAGGTAACACGTTGGGTCAACTTAGACGTGGAACACTTGGAACAGGAATTAAGGAGCATGGATCAGGCACGGAAGTGGTAGATGCGTCTGGTACTCAAACCATCCCTTATGCGGACACTGTGTACACCAACACCTTCACAGGTGACGGTAGCACACTAACATTCGCACTATCACAAGCACCATCATCCGCTAGTGAGTTAGACATATTCATTGGTGGCCAACGATTGTTGCTCACTAGCGAGGATGGATCAACTATAAACTATTCTGTGGACGGAAGCACCACTGCTGTCACTTTAAGCACAGCACCTGCTTCAGGCACACAGATAAAAATATTACACAAGAAAGGACAGGTATGGTACACGGCACTAGATGGTAATCCAGCAGATGGTAAAGGATTACAGGCTTCCGGCACTCAACAGGCTAAATTCATTGCTAACGAGCCTACAAACGCACCTGAATAAATACACTAGATGACACAGGACAACAAACCCACAGAAGCAAAAGAAGAGAACACAAAGCCTCAGGATAACACGGGTGTTATGATGACGGGGCACATAAAGATTTCAGACCCAGAGACAGGTGAGGTCATCGTAGACAAGAGGAACGCTATACACTACGAGAACATGTCTCAGGCATTGGCCAATTCACTGGCACACAAGTCAACAGGATTCGTGCATGAGATTGCACTAGGAAATGGTGGTACAAGTGTTGACCCAACGGGTATAATCACTTATCTGACTCCAAACTCTACAGGTACAAATGCATCATTATACAATCAAACATATTACAAAGTGATAGATGACAACTCCGCGACCAACAAAGACACCACAAGGAACAAGATGGAAGTGAGACACACAGCGGGCAACAAGTACACTGACATCGTTGTGACTTGCACACTTGACTACGGTGAGCCAACAGGACAGGCGGCTTTTGACAACACAACAGATTTCAATGGAGACTATGTGTTTGATGAGCTAGGACTCAAGAGTTGGGAAGGCACTGAGAACGGATCAACCAACAAGTTATTGACACACGTTATATTCCACCCGGTACAGAAGTCATTGAACAGACTGATACAGATAGATTACACATTGAGGATACAGAGTTTAACAACATTCACTGAGACCAGTTCAACTGCACTGTCAACATCAAACACAGTGAGTGGAACCACATCAGGTGGTAACACAGGATACTAATGGCATACACTGTAAACAAGACGAATAGTTCCAGTTCTCCTAACCAGTACACGGTACAGGATGGCGTGGTCAACACACAGACCGAACTTAGTTTCATAGGTAAAGGCTATGCAGGATACGGAGAATCTATAGCGGAGAACTTTCTACACCTACTTGAAAATTTTTCAAACACGTCGGCACCCACCAAACCCATACAAGGTCAACTGTGGTGGGATTCAACGAATTCAAAATTACAGGTGTACAACGGAACTTCGTTCCAGACTGCAGGCGGAAGTGCACCATACCAATCAAGTGCACCGGCCAATCTTGCCGCAGGAGATCTTTGGATAGACTCAGGCACAGGACAGATGTACTACTACAGCGGAACGTCATCGGTGTTGGTAGGACCACCTAGTTCCACAGGAACCACAAACGGATTTACATATGACACCATACTTGACTCAGGAGACACTAGTCAGAACATTACGAAATTGTTCAATGACGGTAATCTCATAGCAATCATTTCAGAAGACACATTCACACCTAAAGTAACACTATCAGGATTTGCCTCAATCAAAAAAGGTATAACACTTACCACTGCAATAGCAGATACAAAATTCCAGGGCACAGCCACAGATGCAGATGCACTGGGTGGTGTTGAGGCGGCCAATTATCTAAGGTCTAACGCAAACGATACGACATCAGGAACACTAGGTATTACAACCGATTCCGGTTTTACAGTTGGTGCAGACAGTGATTTGTCAATCACCGTAGATGGTACGGGTATAATTGTTGCCAACACAGTTCAAAACACAGATATCACTTTCAAAGTCAACGATGGCGGAGTTACGTCAACGGTTATGACTATAGACGGTTCCGAATCAAGAATTGGTATAGGTACTACTACACCGACTACAAAATTAGATATTTCAGGTACAACTACATCAACTGCTTTTGTAGGCCCACTGACAGGAAATGTCACAGGTAACGTGACCAGTGCAGGTGCTAACTCGATGACTACCCTTACAATGGGTGGCAATCTAACATCGAAAGCAATACTACCAGATGCAGATGTTTCGTATGATATAGGAACATCGGCAAAGAAATACAACACAATATATGCCAAAGCAACATCGGCGCAATACGCTGACTTGGCGGAGATGTACCTTACCGACAAGCCATATCCAGTGGGCACGGTGATGTACGTCCACGACGTGGACACATTGGCGGATGCGAGAGCGGGCGAGATTCCGGTGGGAGTCATATCTGAGTATCCAGCATTCTTGATGAACAACACACAGGCAATGAGCAATGGCCAGTCTGTAGCACTTAAAGGTAGGGTACCAGTAAGGGTTATCGGTTCTTGCAAGGCGGGACAGCCTGTTTATGTGGGAGAATCTGGCGTAGCAACACCATATGCTGAAGGACAATCAAGCATATTCATAGTGGGAATAGCATTAACAAGCAAGGACACAGAGGAAGAGGGACTGGTGGAGTGCATACTTAAAGTGTAGCACGAGCTGGTAAATATACAAAATGGCGTACACAATAAACAAAACAGACGGCTCAGTAGTAACAACGATCACAGACGGAACGGTGGACAACACCACTTCGTTGCAGTTGTTTGGAAAATCATATTCAGGGTTTGGTGAAGGCCTTAACGAAAACCTAGTAAAATTATTAGAGAACGCGGCTTCAACGTCAGCACCATCGGCACCTCTAAAGGGTGAACTGTGGTTTGACACGGCAACGTCACAGTTGAAAGTATACGACGGAACGAGCTTCAAACCAACAGGTGGTGCAAAAACAAGTTCAAGTGCGCCAACCAACCCAGGTGCAGGTGACCTTTGGCATGATTCAGATGATGATCAACTTTACGTTTACACAGGATCAGCATTCCAATTGGTAGGACCAGTCTACACATCTGGACAGACACTGTCAGGTTGGAAGATTGAAACACTGCCTAGCTCGGGAGGAAACAAAGTTGTTTCTTCGATGTATGCGGGAAACACAAGAGTAGCAATATTATCAAAAGAAGACTTCACACCTAGTGCGACGCAGACAGGTTTTGCGGCAATCAAGGCAGGGATCACATTGAATTCAACACTTGGTGCTGTGTTTGATGGAACAAACACACAGGCATCGTTTATCAATACAACAGGAACGTCAAACACTTCCAGCAACGTTATCGCAGGTGGTAACTTCCTAAGGGCAGATGCATCAGACACTACCACGGGTGTGTTGACTGTTGACAACGATGGTGGTATTATCATTGGTGGCTCACAGGAATTGTCTATCACGGTGGACAGTAATGATGTCACGATAGCACAGACGTCTCTAGACAAAGATTTAAAATTCACAGTAAACGATGGCGGAGTCACAAAAACTCCAATAGAAATAACAGGTTCCACAGGCACGGTTACCATCAATGGTAACCTTGTAATAACAGGATCATACGACAAGGCAAGTGTTGACGTGTCAACTTATGTTGACGCATTCATAGGATTAAACGAAGGCAACGCTTCGAACGTTGATGGTGGCCTTATTGTCGAGCAGTCATCAACTGAGGCAAGACTGTTCTGGGACACATCAGAAAGTTATTGGAGTGCTGGAAACACAGGATCATTCTCGCAAGTTATCAGATTAGCGGATGCAGTTGCAGACGGCAACGCGGCAAAAGAAAAAGTTTTGAAAACAACAGCGGCAGGCCTAGTCACAGTTACAAACGTTAGTTTGGCCGCAGTGGGATCAGACATCACATCATCTACAAGTACATCAAGTGTATCTGTTCCGACTACAGGACAGGTGGCCAAATCATTAAAACTTTGGGGTGGATCTACAATTTCAGATGACAGCAGTAACAGTATCGCAGGAAACAGGTACGTTGAGACTTCAGCACCGACATCGGGACAAGGTTCAAACGGAGATCTCTGGTTTGTAAGGGAGGCGTAATCCCAAATGGGCATAGTCACTAAGACATTCAACTACACAGGAACCCTTCAACAGGCAACAATACCACCTGGCACTACATCAATAGATGTGTACCTTTGGGCTGGTGCAGGAGGAGGAGGAGGTTCAGACGCGGGAGGCCCTGGAGGCTCAGGAGCCGCGGGACACCATGTAAAGAAAACAGGATTATCAATATCAGCGGCACAGATCAACACCACCCTCGAAGTGGCAGTGGGAGGTGGCGGAGCAGGTGGATCACAAGGTGGTAGTGCACCAGGTGGTACTAACGGGAAAAGTAAAACGGCATATTCAGGTGGACAAGGCGGTAGAGCTGGACCAGGTGGGTACTCGGGATCAGGTGGAGGTGGCGGAGGAGCCACTCTAGTAAGGATCGATGGCACGGACATCGCGGTCGCAGGAGGTGGCGGCGGTGGAGCAGGCGCAGGTCTCGGATCGAACGGAACATCAGGAATTAATTCAAATTCAGCAACATCAAACACACCAGGCACACTGGGAGAAGACGGCAAGACACACTCAGGAGATGGTGGTGGTGGTGGAGCCGGTGGTGGTGGAGTCGATGGCGGTATATCAGGAAACGGTGGTTCAGGTGACCAAGGTGGAACAGGCGGAAGGTCTGGATCAAATTTAGTACCATCAAGTGGTTCATCGGACGATGGGTCAGGCGTCTCACCAGGAGGCACAAGCGAATCTAACTATTCAGCAGGAGTGGCAGTTGGAGGTAACCCAAGTGGATCAGGAGCGGACGGAAAAGCGGTTGTCTCGTTCAACATAGGTGTGGAGGCAGAATTCAAACAAGGTGGAGCATGGAAGTCAATCACACAAGCATACTTTAAAGTTGGCGGTGCTTGGAAACAACTCACAGCAGGTTATGTAAAGATCGGCGGAGCATGGAAGGCACTTTTCAACTCAGGAGTGAACTTTATCTCAACAGCGGCAGGATTTGGTGACGCACAAGGGAGTTCAAGTTCAGGGTCAGGAGGTTCAGGTGGCGGCGGCGGCTGTTTCATAGCAGGTACCATGATCTCAATGGCGGACGGATCATTGAAACCAGTGGAGCAAGTGGACATAGGCGACACAGTTTCAGTTGGTGGCAAGGTGTTCGCAACAGGTAAGTTCTTGATAGACAACTTGTACGACTACAACGGCATACAGGTATCTGGAACACACATGGTCAAGGAAGACGGTGCATGGGTAAGGGTTGAAGACAGTAGGATAGGTAGATCACTAGGCGATGACGAAGTGATCGTGTACGTGTTTGGTAACGAACACAGAAGAATCATAATCAACGGAACAGAATTCACAGACTACTTCGAATTGAGTGAACAGCAAGAATTAGCCAACCACGGCGAAGAATTTTTCAGTAATTGGCAGGATCATGATAGACAGATTCATGATAAAAATGTTAATATACTGAATGCTTGATAAAAGTTTTTACCACGGACAACAAGGTGAATGTTTTAGGCAGTTGGAAAAACACTGGCAAAACATCAAACACGAGTTCGACTCACAACCCAACAAAACTTTTTTAGATCCGGAAGACTTTTCAGACAGTGTACGAGGACTGCCGGACGACTTTGATGACAAGTCAGGTGACTATGTGAACGGACAATGGCAGGCTTTGGGAATACAGTCAGGAGATCACGAAGGCCAATCGTTCAATCACTATCCCATACTATACAGTATTCTTAGAAAATTTCCTTACAAGACTAACGTGGCAATAATGACTGTCGGTCCAAACACAAAAATTGGTAATCACACAGACAACGAAGGTGGTTGGAGGTATCAAATGTGTCTTGATGACGGGGGAGGAGATCAAAGCGGCATGTATGTGCTTAACACAGATACCAAAGAACAGGAACTTATGACCTGGAAGAGTGGAGAGGCATATGTGTTCCAACCGGACATACAGTTACACAACGGTTTCAACAACAATCCAGGCCCAAGAACCACACTATTAATTGACTTTTACAAGGAATCCGTATACACTAAAGATAAGTTTGAGAAGTATTACCAACACTATTCGGAATGTTTTGAGGGGTTGGAGAATTTAGTGGACATATATGAATCTAGGAAAAAATAAGATAGCAGTAGTAGGACATACCAGAGGCATAGGCAAGGCTATATGTGACCTATACAAGAAAAAGAAATACGAAGTGGTCGGCATGAGTAAGAGCAACGGATTCGACCTAACACACAATCAAGAAAAGATATTAGAGAAAATACAAGATTGTAGCCTAGTGGTGCTTAATGCACACGCAGATAGAGGGCAGTTGACTCTTCTGAAAAAAATATATGGTAGACACTCGTTTGACAAGATGAAGGTGGCAGTCATAACGAGCACGTCAGGCATAGAAGAAGAACCAGACTACAATCAATTCCAAATTTGGGACAAATTTAAGTATGTACAATATTGTGAAATCAAGAAAGAACTCATAGAGTACATCAGTGAATTGCAAGACGAGTTGTCGTCAAAGCCATTGTCGGTGTATGATGTGTGTCCTGATGTGGTAGACACAGACATGACCAAAGGGTTGTGGGAGAATCTACCTAAACTGACCGCAGACGAAGTGGCAGAAGCGGTGAGATACTGTTTCGAATCGACTTTCAACGTGAACAAGATAGTGATACAGAAAAATGCAAGATAGGCCATGGAACAGAGACAAGGATTACGACACACTAGTTAGATGGTGGACACAATGGGAGTTCGGTGTTGTACCAAAAGAGTGCTTGCCACCTGATGGAGTCATGGTGGAGGTCGACGGAAAGCCTGTGTGTGCTGGAGGACTGTACATGGGTGTTGGCACCCAGTTTGCATTCATGGAGTGGATAGTCACTGACAAAGGTGCTGATCCCAGAAATACACACAAGTGCCTCAAGAAATGCATAGACAGTTTGATTGAGTTGGCAAAACGCAAAGGCATGAAGCTCGTTTATACCGCTACAAAGGAACCAGCACTGCACAAAAGATACACAAAATACCATAATATGGTGCTTACGGAGAGCAATGTCAAGACTTTCCTGCGAGACCTAGATGGTTCTTATTCCAAGGATTTAACTTGGATATCCGACGACGAGCAGATAGATAACCTTAATAAATAAGCATAAGGAGAGCATTTAAATGGCAACAAAACAAGAAGTCGCAGACTACATCAACGCAAATTACGAGTCAACATGGACAGCAGAGGAAGAAGCAAAAATTGACGCAATGCTGACCCCCGAACTTGCAACCATATTGATCAAATTAGTTGGCGATGTAAGTTTCTTGACCGAAGTCAGAGACAACGCATCAAACAACGACTAGGCAATGGCATACAAGATTAACAACACATTCGGAACCTTATTGGTCACTCTTGCGGACGGCACAATTGACATAGCAACCACTGACCTTACGCTGATAGGTAAAGGATACGCGGGTTTTGGTGAGAAGTTGAATGAGAACCTTGTAAAACTCCTAGAAAATTTTAATAATACATCAGCACCTTCGAATAAAATTCAAGGACAGTTATGGTATGACAAGACAAACAATCAATTGAATGTGTACACTGGCTCAAAATTCAAACCAGTGGGATCAACATCAAATTCTGCTTCCGCACCATCTAATGCTGTGCAAGGAGACATGTGGTTAGACACCGCAAACACACAACTTTATGTGTACACGGGATCGGCATGGACACTGATCGGGCCAACGACAGTTTCAGGATCAGGCGTAACACAGGTCATCACTGAGACACCAGAAGATGACACAGGAGTCAAACAAGCAATCTTGAAATTAGTGACCAAGGACACCGTGGTGGGTGTGGTATCCAACCTAGCATTCACACCCAGCCCAACAGAAACACTGGGCGCCGCATTGATAACGGCAGGATTCTCTTCAGTTGCACAAGGTATACAGTTGTCGAGTTCAGTAGCATCTGCTAAATTCAGGGGAACAGCAACGGACTCAGATGCATTAGGCGGAGTGGCCGCGGCCAATTATCTAAGGTCCAACACGAATGACACGACGACTGGCAGATTATCAATACAAACCGATGATGGTATTAGATTAGGTGCAGGTAATGATGTTACTATGACAGTCAGTAGCAATGATTTCACTATAGCCCAAACAACACAAGACAAAGATATAATATTTACGGTCAACGATAGTGGAACAACTAAAGAAGCATTAAGAATAAAAGGATCAACAGGCAGAATCGAACATTTAAGAGTTGGTGATCTGACAGTGGATGGTACAAATACAATACTAAACACCAGCACACTGTCTGTAGAAGATAACATAATAGAATTAAACAGGAACATATCATCAAATGCAGGTATGCCTAACTACACAGGATTGAAAGTCAATAGAGGTGAGACATCTAGTGCCACAGAACAGAACCTGTACTGGGTTTGGGACGAGACATTCGCTGATGATGGATCAACGACCTATGGAAACGCGGGCGGTGCCTGGACAGCATTCAAGTCAGGTGGAGGCCAAAACGAACTATCAGCACCTACTCTTGTTGACGTTAGGGCTAACGTGATACATGCAACATCAACAAGTGCCATGTACGCTGATTTGGCGGAACGATATGAAGCAGATTGTGACACCGAAGTGGGCGATGTAGTAATATTAGGTGGTGAAGCAGAGATAACCAAGTGCAATGACGATCTATCAGATGCTGTTTTTGGGGTAATATCCGAATCTCCAGCATTCTTGATGAATGCCGAGGCAGGCAACAACGACTCACACCCCATGGTGGCCCTAAAAGGGCGGGTCATGGTTAAAGTGCAGGGCACGGGCCAGGCTGGTGAACGAGTGGTATCAGCAGTGAATGGTGAGGCCAGGGTGGCCGGCCTAGACGAGTGTACGGCATTTAATGTATTAGGTAGATTAATAAAGCATAAATATAATGAAGAAACAGCACTCACAGAGTGTGTTATAGGAGTGAAATAACAGCATGGCATATAGTGCAGGTGATACCATTTTAGACGACGAGTACAACGCATTCGTAGGAAGCAGTAGTGATCCATATGGATACAACCATTTCGCGGGTGCAGGCTCCGGCGTATACGGTCTAAATCAATCATCAATCGCAACAGTTTCAGCAGGCGACACAGTAGCGGCATCAAGTTGGAACGCATTGTTCACGGGCCTAGACAACATTGCCAATCACTTGAATAGATCTATCACATCATCATCAGTTTCGGCGGGAGACACAATCGCCATAAGATCAGCATTGATCTCAGACCTAGCCAACTTGGCGGCTGACGTCGCGGCAGGTGGAGCCAACGTAACAGCACTTGGCACGAACGCAGTTGGAACATCAACAAATTCAGCAACATGGAATGGTACATCAACTATTGAGAGATCAGTAACATTTGCAAACAACAACACAATGAGAGCATTCTTCAACGGAGGCGGCAAGATCAGGATTGATCCTACTTGCGTAACAGGTATCGACGGTCTTAAAGACACAGTGTTCAATGACCTGACAACGACGGCAGTAGGTAACCTAGACTTTGGTGCACACGCATCAACAAGATCAGGTTCAGGTGAGACACTTACAACTAACGGGTTGGCAAATGGCTTCCATGACATATCAACAAGTTACGTCACGCTATTGAAATTGACTTCAGACAACTCAGGTTACACATCAAACACAGTTGAGATATCTGCCAAGTTGAACGCGGCACCAGGTTCGGCAACAGTAGTGACTATCAAGATGGTATCCACTGACGCGGCGGCGGACACGACTTACACAAGTGGTAACACAGCCGGTGTAGCGGCCAATCCCAATGAAGCACCAAGAATGACTTTGGCTCTTATCGAAGTTCATCCTACAGATGCCCAAGGACTAGCGGCGGCGATACAGTCGGCTTCAAACGCAGAAGTTTCCAACTCAACATCATAATAAATTAATTTTTACCAGGTTGCAATACCACCATAATTACAGTATAATTGTAATATGGATATTGGCTCATTAAAAAAGGAATCTGACCTTTCCTTCGACGTTGCTATTGCAAAACGCAACGCCCTGGAGAAAGCACATTCACGACTGGTGGTAGTTTACAACGAACACATCTTTCGTGCAGATGCCGAAACAATCAATCTAGTTAAAACATTGGAAGAAGTTCATTCTTCACCGTTTTACATTCTAGACACAAACAACAATCCGATGGAAGTTTCAAACTCAAAAGAGCTTTTGCATGTTTTGGTAGAAAGAAATCAGGAGGCCATGAGTTCATATCACCAAATGTCAAAAACATTTGAGAAGAGAAATGACTAAAGGCATACTACTATTCTGTTTTGATACACCTGAAACAAAGTACCACACTGTACTAGAACGTTGTGTAGGGTTGATTAAGAAAAACCTACAACTGGAAATCACAGTCGTAACCAATCACGAGACATTTAAAAAGATGAGACCCTTGGGGTTCATCAACTACAAATTGATTGAACCGGAGTTGGGCAACAAGAAGAATGGCAAGGAATGGCGAAACGTGGATAGGCACATGGCCTACGAGCTGTCGCCATACGACACAACGCTGGTCATGGACATAGACTACTTTCCATTCACAGACAACCTCAGGCAGTTCCTAGAAACGGATTATGACTTTCTGATATCCAAGGAGGCCTATGATTTAACAAACAGGAATAGTTTTGATCACAGACGTTGGAGCCTAATAGACATGGTATGGGCAACAGTGTTTGTTTTTCGTAAAGGTGCGAAAGCCAAGCGTATATTTGACATGGTCAAGTATGTGAAACATTATTATGCGTATTTCAATGAGTTGTATAGGGTGTATGGGAAAAATTTCCGTAATGACTACGCCTTTGCAATAGCACTAGAACAGGCAAACGGTTTCATCAATTACGATACATTGCCAATTCGTCTGGCCACACTGCCACCTGATTGTAAGATAGTAAAGTTCACAGACACGGGTGTTGCATGGCAGTACAAGGATAACATCAACTACATCGAAGACCAGGATGTGCATGTTCTAAACAAGGAGTCGATCAATGTCTAAAGGATTTCTATGGTTTGCACAAAATAACGAAAACACAGACTACGTAGAGTTGTCTATAAAACTGGCAGAGAGCATAAAGAAACACAACAAGGAAAACAAGATTTGTGTAGTCACAGATGAGAATAGCAAGTTTCAACATAAGTCTGTGGATGTAGTGAAAGTATTAAGTGACGATAACAGTGCAGAGCACGAGATGAAATGGGCAAATGAATACAAAGCATTTTCCGTAACACCGTTTACACACACAATTAAACTTGAAAGTGATATGTTGTGGACCACTAACACTGATTGGTGGTGGTACCATCTATGGCAACATGATCTTGTGTTCAGTGTTGATTGCAGGGATTACAAAGATCACGTGGTCAAGCATTCACCTTATCGGGATCTCTTTGTGAGAAATCGCCTGCCCAACATCTACAACGGAATGATCTATTTTAGGAAGAGCAAATGGGCACAAAGATTTTTCAAGTTAGCCGAAGACATAACAACTAACTGGAATGAGGTAAAAACAAAGATGCTGATTAACTGTCATGACACTTATCCTAGCACTGATGTGGTATACGCACTCGCTTACAGATTAATTGACCCTACGAACAAGAAACTTATAGACTACGAATGGTTCAAGTTCCTACACCACAAGCCAGGGATCAACGGATTGATGAACAAACGAGATCAAAACAATTATCTGTACACCAACAGAACAGGTGACAATATCTATCTTGGAGAAAAGAGAGTATCCAGAGTATGGCACTACTACGACAAGGAGTTATATGGCAAATATATTTGATGCACTCAAACAGATGCCCAAGAGGGGACCAAAGGTGCATACTGTATGCATAAGTGGACAAAATGTTGTTGTAACATTAGAAAAAAAATTAGAAGTGCAAAGACATGGTGAGGAAGCATATCATTGGATATCCCCAACAGAATTTGCACTGAAGCCACCACCAAAACTAAAAACACAACACACAACATTAATAAAGGCAGACAAAGGGTACTACTTCCATGATGATGACATACACTGGCCTAATGAAATAGCAGAAGGGGGAGTCACGTGGCAGATAGAGTCAGAGTAAGCGACTTAGATTTTGTATACATTTCGTTTAAGGAACCTAACAAGGAACAGAACTGGGCGGATCTGAAAAACAAAGTGCCATGGGCGAAGCGTGTGGACGGCGTTGTTGGATTCGATTCAGCACACAAGGCCGCGGCGGAAAAAGCAGAAACAGATTTCTTTATATCAGTTGACGGAGATAACATTATTGATGAAGGATTTTTATTAGAGACACTGGATTGGGAAAAAACAAATCCAAAAGCAGTACATAGATGGAGAGCAAAAAATAATGTTAATGGTTTAGTGTATGGCAATGGCGGGTTAGTTGGATGGCAAAAGGAAACATGTCTAAACATGAAGACGCATGAAAACGCAGACAAAGATGAAACCCAAATTGATTTTTGTTGGGGAGTGCCACACGAGAACTTACACAACTGCTACTCTACTACTGTAATCAATGGATCAGAACAACAGGCATTCGTTGCAGGTTACAGGGAAGGTGTAAAGATGAGCACCGAAAAAGGCAAGCCTATTCCTGCCGAAGATTTTCATAAAATTTGGCCAAACAACCTGCGTATCTTGAGTACCTGGTGCACGATAGGTGCCGATGTTGAATTAGGCAAGTACGCTATGTTAGGCGCCAGGATGGGTTGTTTCAACACAGTTATACAGGCCAACAGCAATCATTTTCACATACGTGATTTGGACAACATGGAATCGTACTACAAAGATCAATCTCCTCAGGACATCGACACAGACCTTTTGATGTATGGAAATAGCCTGCGTCAACAACTGGACATGTCAATTGCAGAATACAATGAAGATCAGAGTAGATTCTATAGGTTCGTGATGCCACAACACAGTAACAGGGGAGTTCAAGACCGTGAGTACTAGTGACTACAAAGCAGATGCACTCAAGGCCAAGGAAAAACTGCAACAAGTTTCTCCGACCATGTGCCTGGCCAAGTGGAATCAGACCTCATTACACCTACCAACAGGACTGACCAATTCATGCTATCACCCACCATTGCATGAGATAGATGCTGAGAAATTACAGACAAATCCAGCCGCACTGCACAACACAGCGGAGAAATTGAATCAAAGACAACAGATGCTCAAAGGTGAGAAACCCGAGGGTTGCTCATACTGTTGGAACATGGAGAAGACAGGGGAGATGTCAGACAGGCACTACCGTTCGGGAGAACCATGGGCCATGCAGGACTTCGATGAAATAAGAAAGAATCCAATGACAACAAGTTGGACACCGAGATACGTGGAGGTGAACTTCAACAACGCTTGTAACTTCAAGTGCAGTTATTGTTCCCCACAGTTCTCGACCACGTGGGCGAAGGAGATCGACAGGTATGGCCAATATCCCACATCTCCTCCCCACAACGCACCAGAACACTTCCAGGGCAGGCGCAGGCCCATACCCAACAGGGAGGACAATCCCTACGTGACAGCGTTCTGGCGATGGTGGCCCACGCTGTACAAGAATCTCAAGCACTTCCGTATGACCGGCGGTGAGCCCATGATGGACAAGAACACCTACAAGGTTTTCCAATACATAATAGATCATCCAAAACAGGACCTACACCTCAACGTGACCAGCAACATGTGTCCGCCGGACAAGAAGCTCAAGGAGAAGTACTTCAACATGGCACAGGAGATATGTATGCAGGAGAAAGTGGAACACATGATGCAGTTCGTCAGCGTGGACGCATGGGGCAAACGTGCGGAGTACATTCGAGACGGATTGGACTTCAACTACATGATGGACAACGTTGAAGAATTCCTGGATCGCATACCAGGACGTAATTCAATAACGTTCATATGCACATACAACAATCTGAGTATCACGAGCATGGACAAACTATTACAGAAGATACTGGAACTGAGGACCAAATATTCCAAGACCTACCAGAGGGTGTGGTTCGACGTGCCACTGCTGAGGCAACCAGCATGGCAACAGATAACCCTGCTACCAGAAAGTTTTCAGGCGATACACGAGGACAACATCAAATACATGCAGGACAATTCCGGTGAGTCAAACGGGTTACACATATTCAAAGATTTCGAGATCCAGAAGATGCAACGAAATCTCGCATACTGGCGCGAAAACGCGGACGCAAGTACGCAAAATAGAAAAAACTTTTACGCTTTCTTTAACGAACACGATCGCAGACGTCTCACAAGATTCCTTAACACCTTCCCTGAGATGGAAGAATTCTGGGAGGAGTGCAGAAACGCATGAATGATTTAGAATACAAAAAACAAATACTGGACACAAAGAGTGCAAGTTTCTGTGGAGCCAAGTGGTACAATGCGACCATATGGTTGGGCAGTGGCATGACCACAAGTTGTCACCATCCACTCCCGCACAAGATTGATCTAAAAGAAATTAAAACAAATCCTAGTGCAATACACAACACACTACAAAAGAAACTAGAACGTAAACAGATGCAGTGTGGAGAAAGACCAAAGGGCTGTGAGTACTGTTGGAAGATAGAGGACATCAAAAGAGATAACATCAGTGACAGGGTCTACAAGTCAAAAATATTCACAAATGAGGCACTGGACTATGCTCACACAACAGACCACAACACGGATGTCAATCTAAAGACACTGGAGATAGCATTTGACAGGACCTGTAACTTTGCTTGTACATATTGTAATCCTGCATTTAGTTCTACATGGGCAAACAACATTAAAAGACAAGGACCATACACAGATATGGTAACTGATGGACGCAATCATTTCACACACAGTCATGAGAGTGCAGAGCCTTATAAAAAAGACGAAACAAATCCTTACGTTGAAGCATTCTACAAATGGTGGGAGACAGACCTACACAAGAGCCTAGATGAATTGAGAATAACAGGTGGTGAACCAATGATGTCACCCAACCTGTGGAGACTTCTAGATTGGATAGAGACACAGGGTGACAAAATGAATCCTAACATGACTCTTGCAATAAACTCCAACCTAGGTGCAAAACAAAGTATTATTGATAGATTTAAAACAAAATTAAAAAAGTTTGATAACTTTGAATTGTATACCAGTTGTGAAGCAACATTTGGACAAGCAGAATACATCAGAGATGGATTGGTGTACGGAGATTGGTACTCTAACGTCTTGCACATGATGGTGGACAAAGTTCCACGTGCTATCCACAATATGTGCACCATAAATGCACTGTGTTTGGAGTCACTGCCTCAACTGTTGGAGAAAATGGTGTGGTTCAAGAATGCAAGTAAAGTGTATGGACCAGAGGTCAATTTCACACTGAACATATTGAGGTTTCCGAGCTTCCAATCACCGCTTGTGTTACCGGACGATCTGAGAAATAAATTTAAACTGGACTTGGTAAAGTTTTTAAATAACAATGAAAAACATCTAGAACACATGGAAATCAATCAAACACAAAGACTGATCGACTACCTGGATGTTGTTAAGACGCCACACGCAGGGGCGGCCGAACAGAGTAAACTGCAAAAAGATTTTAAAGCATTTTACAGTCAATACGACAAACGAACAGGAAAGGACTTTGAAAAGACTTTCCCAATAATAGGAGAATGGTACCGTGGCATATGAGTACGGGGCAAAAGAGCCCGAGAAACTAAAAATTAAAGACATGACTCCTAGGGAAAAGGAGTTGTTGATAGAGAGTGATACTTTCTGTATGTTACCATGGATGCATCTTCATGCATATCCGGATGGCAGGGCGTACCCTTGTTGTTTCTCTTTTGATCCCTATCCTGTCGGCGATTTAAACAAGCAGAGTTTAAAAGAAGTTTTCAACGGTGACAAAATGAAAGAAATGCGAGTCAGGATGTTGAATAACCAGAAATCACGTGAATGTATGAAATGCTACGATCAAGAGAAGTCGGGGTTCTTTTCACTGCGTCTAAGTTCAAACAAACATTTTGGTCACAACATTCCCTTGGTACACAACACACTACCAGACGGCGAAGCGGACTTCGTGATGAAGTACTGGGACATACGTTTCTCAAACTTGTGTAACATGGCCTGCAGGAGTTGTGGTACGTGGTTCAGCAGTAACTGGTACGAAGATCATAAAAAACTAACAGGCAGTCCACCACCACACGCCAAGGTAATGAAAGTGGGAAGGTCCACAAACGACATGTGGGAACAGATGTTAGAATCATTTGAACACACCGAGCAGTTCTATTTTGCAGGTGGTGAACCTATCATAATGGAAGAGCATTACAGGATATTGAAAGAATTAGACAAACGTAAAATGTATCATGTGAGATTGATCTACAACACAAACTTCAGTAGAACAACATTCAAGGATATTGATGTGTTTGAACTATGGAACAAGTTTGACTCGGTCTCGATCGGAGCCAGCCTGGATGCGGAAGGACCAAGGGCGGAACTAATGCGTAAGGGAACTGTGTGGCAAGAAATAGTGGCAAACAGAAAACGTATGATGGAAGTTTGTCCACAGGTAGATTTCTACATTTCATCAACCGTGGGATTGGTTAACAGTTTGCATGTGACTGATTTTCATAAGAGCTGGGTGGAGCAGGGTTTAATCAAACCTGCAGATTTCAACTTCAATCTTTTACAACATCCTTTATGGCAGAGAATGGACATACTACCATCAGAATACAAAAAGCAGGTCAAAGAAAAATACGAGTCACACATAGAATGGCTGAAAGGCAAGGATCCATTAACCAGAGCAACCAAGGGATACGAATCAGCAATCAAATGGATGCTAGAAAAGGACAACCAGAAGCATCTAGATCTGCATATAGAACAAACGAAGAAATATGACAAAATGAGGAATGAGCAAACCTTAGACGTGTTCCCTGAATGGAAAGAACTGTTTGACAAGTATGACAAGAATAAAACCTAAAGACGGCAACAAGACATTCTGCATGGCTCCGTGGACGCACACGTACCTGTCACCTCAGATGGAGAGAAGGTTGTGTTGCAGTTCGAGGGAGTCCTCGGAGAACTTCAAGCAGTACATAGACACGATAGATCCAAAAGGATACAACGATAAAATCAATCTAACAACACTAGATCAACACTGGAATTCAGACTACATGAAGAGTGTGAGATTGAAGTTACTAGCCGGCGAAGAGATTCCGCAGTGTGCTGTGTGCAATCACAAACTGCTGAATGAACAGGTGTACAGGCAACACTTCAATTGGTTGTACAAAAACAAAGTGGACGAGGCATACGCCAGCACAGACGAAACGGGTGCTACCACAATGCAGACAGAAAGTTTTGACTACAGGTTCTCAAACCTATGTAACTTCAGTTGTAGGATGTGTGGTGATATGTTGAGCAGTACGTGGGAAGCAGAAAACAGAAAACACGGCCAAGGCGACTACGACAATGACAGGATCTGGGGTAGGAAAGACATCAAAGAGCAATTAGCACAATTCCACGATCAGCAGGTAGTGAAAGAGTTCACACAGGCGGTCGAAGAGAAGCGTATCACTGAATTGTACTGGTGCGGTGGGGAACCTTTGATGTGGAAGATACACTGGGAAGCGATGAAGAGGATTGTTGAACTAGGTTACCAAGATCAAGTGTTGGCAAGGTATAACTCCAACATGAGTAGGATCAATTTTTACAAATACAACCTGTTTGATGATATATTAAAACATTTTCCAAATTGGCAAATATGTGCGTCGATCGACGGAACAGGAGAAGTGGGAGAATACATCAGGACTGGATTGAAGTATGACGAATGGAAAGCAAATATGAAATATGGATTACAGTTTGTAAAACAGCAAAATCAAAGGATGCAGTTAGATCTGACAATCACACTACCAGGGTTGTTTGATTTGGAAAACATGGTATTATTGAGTAATGAATTAAACATCGAATTGCTGACAAAACAAGTTTTCAATTTCTCACACGACAATGCCATGGCACCGTTGTTCATGCCATACGAAATAATGAGTGAGATAATAGATGATGCACGGGAAAAAACAATCAAATACAAGAATAAAAATTTAAACAACTTCTTTGCACAGTTGGATGAAATGCAGAAACAAAAGAGAAACAATGAGTTAGTGTATGATGAAGAGTTATATAAGAAGGGACAGAAACAAGGCAAAGCAGAAGTCGAACGTTTAGATAGGATCAGGGGTACAGATATCAAAAAAATATTAATAAAAAACAAAAAGGCGTTAGAGTGGTGGACAAGTATATAAAATCAAATGTGTGTCCATTACCGTGGACTCATCTGGAAGTTGATGTAAATGGCGGTGCGTCACCTTGCTGTCTATACAAAGGTAGCATTCCTGGAGTTAAAGTGTACGAACAAAGTTTAAAGTCTATACAAGACACAGAGTACATGGACAATCTTAGAGCACAGTTTAGAAACGGTGGACGTCCTAACGGATGCCAGAGTTGTTGGCAGGAGGAGGACGCAGGAAAAACATCAAAGAGACAGAATTCAATATACAAGATGAAGAAAAGTTTAAAAGAATGGACACCCGATAGCGAGCCGGCACTGAAGTTCATTGACTTTAAGTTGGGCAACGTGTGTAATCTCAAGTGCAGGATATGTGGATCGTGGAGTTCCTCAAAATGGGCTCAGGAAGAAATAGATTATGAGACAGCCAGGGGTGGAGACAATCCTGTTGCCAGGAAACAACTCAAGGAGGGCGGCTGGCCAAAACGTAACCCACAGTTCTTCGAGGAGTTACAGGAGGATCTCAAACACGTGGAGTACTTCGAGTTCACGGGCGGTGAACCGTTCATGATCAAGGATCACTTCAAGATCCTGATGCACTGCGTGGAGAAGGGATACGCCCGGAACATAGACATACACTACAACACCAATGGCACGCAGTTGCCACCACAGGAAATATTTGATCTGTGGAGTTACTTCAAACACGTTGAAGTGGCGTTCAGCATTGATGATGTGGGAGAACCTTTTGAATATCAACGGCATCCAGCAAACTGGAGGGAAGTAAATCAAAATCTTGTCAAGTTCAAGGAAATGAAGATACCAAACATGGACTTCCAGATATGTTCTACAGTGTCTATTTTCAACGTGTTCAACTGGGCCAAGATGGCACTGTGGGTGGCACAGTTCCAACCTAAATTTTTCTATGTCAATACATGCTTTGACCCAGACGTGTTCAACATACAGACACTGCCCAAGCAGGTCAAGGACATAGTGGTGGACAGGTATCACATGCTCACGGACTATCAACCCAGCATAAGGTTCATGAATGCCGCTGACAGGGACACACCTGAGATACGAGCAGAAAGAAAAAGAAGAATACTACAAACGGATCAGTACAGGAAAGAAAATTTTGGAGACATGTTTCCACTTTTAAATAACATTTTGAAAATATATGACTAAAAAATTCATAGCAGGCGGTTGCAGTTTCACGTTTGGGCATGAACTCAGTGATGATCAGGAAGGCAAGATTCCTAGTAAGAACACATGGGCTTATGGGTTGAAACCACAAGACCATGAATACGTATGCACGGCATATCCAGGTTCTGGAAATAGTGGCATTTCCAGACGTGTTTTTAACGCAGTGGCCAACAGTGATGACGTTGAAGGAGTCGTAGTAATGTGGAGTTTCAATTCACGATATGATTGGGCCATGCCTAGACATAGGGAGTTAGAAGACACACGTTGGACCTCGATGTCACCATGGGATACATCCATATCTAGTGACGAAAGGCATCAAGCAATAGAAGGATCAGAAGCACAGCAGGCACATTGGAAACGTAGAGCAGAGTCAATGATAGAAACAGGAGTTAAACCTTTTGCAGAAGCCATATACAAATATGCGGCCAACCAGTACCATGAGACGTACCTCAGTTGGAAGAGCATCATCTGGTTGCAGAACATCTTGGAGAAGAAGAAAATACCGTTCATGTTCACACTGGCAGACAACACCTTGTTCTATGACGAATTCAAGCAACACAAAGATCAGGATCCTTTCATGAAGGCACTGTATGATGAGATTGATTTTACCAAATGGTTCTCGTTCGGCGAGAGAATGATGGGATTTAACCAATGGGCGACTCTCAATGATTATGAAAAAGGTACAACACATCCACTTGACGACGCACACCAAGATGCTGTAAAATTAATGTTACCAACTTTTAATAAACTGATAGGAGTAGAATAATGTTCACATGGATTAAGAACCTGATCAACAAGATCCGACAAGAGATCAAGTACAGGAAGAGACTCAAAGAGCTGAAAAAGAAAGACCCATTCATATACAAATAAAATGGTACTTGCAAAAATTAAAAAGGCACTGGAGAAGAAGCCAAAGTTTGAATTAACAGAGTTGCCGTACATCGATGTCACGGAAGATCCGGTACGACCAGAGTTGAGCCTAGAGTTCAGGCAAACACATGGTAGGAAGATATTCGGCATCAAGGACGAAGAAGGCGACATAGCCGCGGTGATGTGTTTCGCATTCACAAACGGAATACCAAAGAGTGTTGAAGAGATGGACACAATGAGTCGGGACGCCGCCATACAGGCAGTACACAGGGCAGGGGTGCAGGGCACGACTGCGATAGCCTACACAGTGTGGGCCAAGAAGAAAGGTGGCGGAAAGCACATAGTGAACGAAGTTTACAAGATGATCAAGCAATCCAACCACTTGAACAGATTGGTTACACTGTCACCTCTAACGGAAATGGCAGAGAAGTTCCACTTGAAGAACGGAGCCAAGTTGGTAGGAAAACACCTGACAACACAGAACTTCGAGTATGACATCGAACTGGACCAGTGGGAGAAATTAAGGGACAGGGCAAAAGGTTGGTTCAACATTAAATGACATGGTGGAACTGGTATTGCTATGACTGTAAGTGGCGAGGGGTGGCTCAGGAACTGGCACAGGACTTCGATACAGAAGAAGGCTGGGTATGTCCAGAGTGTAACAGTATAAAAATAGAGGATTTAGGATGGCACCAGGAGGAAACACAATGAAACATTCAAAAGTATTGATAATAGGATCAGGACCCGCAGGATACACGGCGGCAATATACACGGCGAGGGCCATGCTGAAGCCAATGATGGTGCAAGGCACACAACCGGGAGGACAGTTGACCATCACAACAGATGTTGAGAACTATCCTGGGTTTGGTGATGTGATACAAGGTCCGTGGTTGATGGAACAGATGCAACAACAGGCGAAGAGTGTAGGGACCGATATCATCACAGACATGATCAAGTCAGTGGACTTTGGTCAAAGGCCTTTCAAGGCAGTAGGTGAAAGCGGTGAAACATACACGGCAGACAGTGTGATCATATCCACAGGCGCCCAAGCAAGATGGCTGGGCATAGACAGTGAAAAGAAATTTAACGGTTATGGTGTAAGTGCCTGTGCCACTTGTGATGGATTTTTCTTCAAAGACAAAACAGTATTAGTGGTGGGTGGCGGTAACAGTGCTGTTGAAGAAGCATTATACTTGACGAATATTGCTAGTAAAGTTTACCTTGTACACAGAAGAGACAGTCTAAGGGCAGAAAAAATATTACAAGATAGGTTGTTTAGCAATCCAAAAGTAGAAGTTATATGGAATAGCCAAATAGAAGAAGTGATCGGAAATGACGATCCACTCAATGTGACTGGTGTGAAATTAAAAAATACAAAAGATGATTTTGGCTTAGGCACTGCAACTGTAGACGTTGATGGTGTGTTTATAGCAATAGGACATGACCCAGCAACACAAATTTTCAAAGGACAGATAGAAATGGACGATGAAAATTATATCATCACTAGGCCAGATAGTACAGAAACAAATATACCCGGAGTTTATGCCGCGGGAGATGTGAAGGACAAAACTTACAGGCAGGCAGTCACAGCCGCAGGAATGGGTTGCATGGCCGCACTAGAGGCCGAGAAATATCTAGCCGCAAAGGAATCCTAATGAAGATACTAGGTATAAATTGCATGAACCATGATGCATCTATGAGTGTCGTAGATTACAGTTCAGGTATAGGTGAAGTGCTATGGGCCGCACATGCAGAACGTTATTCAAAAGTAAAAAATGATCATTACTTAAACTGGCACATAGTAAATGAAGCAATGACTTACGGTCCTTTTGACAAGGTCGTTTACTACGAGAAACCTTGGCTGAAGAAAACAAGACAACTGTACGCAGGACAATGGGCAGACGCTTTCAGTTATACAGAGATGCCTCAATGGCACCTGGATCACTTTAAAATCAAGATAGATGAGTATGTGAAACACCATGACTCACATGCCGCGGCAGGTTATTTCACATCACCTTTCAGAGAAGCAACGATTCTCACAGTGGACGCAATAGGAGAATGGGACACTGTGTCCATATCAACTGCTGATAAAGTTTGGATTGAGAGAAAAGAAACGATCAAGTATCCACACAGCATAGGAATACTCTACAGTGCGTTCACACATCGTTGTGGATTGAAACCCGCAGAAGAAGAATATATTTTGATGGGCATGGCCGCATACGGCGAACCCAAATACAAGGAAGACATATACAATGACTTCGTGCATCAGTCACCTTTCAAACTCAAGAAAAATTTACACAGGGGACTGAGTGAATGGCATCCGGAAGCAGATCCAATGGACCTTGCGGCCAGCATACAGGCAGTCACAGAAGAATGCCTTGCAGATCTGTGGCACAGGGCCAGCAAGTATGGATCACGTAATTTGGTATATGCCGGCGGAGTGGCACTCAACTGTGCGGCCAACAAGGTACTTGCAAACCTAGGATTGTTTGACAACATATGGATAATACCAAATCCGGGAGATGCAGGATCCAGTTTGGGTTGCATAGCGGCACACGAAAAATCATTCATCAACTGGAAGAGCCCGTTCCTGGGACACAACATCGAAGGTGAGTATCCTGTGGACGCAATAATTAAAGAATTGAAAGAAAACAAAATGGTGGGAGTTGCAAATGGTAAAGCAGAGTTCGGACCGAGAGCACTTGGTAATAGATCATTACTAGCAGACCCGCGGGGTGAGGAGATCAAGGATCTAGTAAATGGAATCAAGAAGAGACAGAAGTTCAGACCGTTCGCTCCAGCCATACTGGAAGAGGATGTAAACGACTATTTTGCCCTCCCTACAGGCGTCAAAAACACCCCTTATATGCAATACACAGCGGCGTACACGCATGGTAAAGACTGTCCTGCCATATTGCATCACGATGGCACATCTAGGGTGCAAACCGTGTCAAAAAGCGACAATGAAGGGTTTTACGAACTACTCAAAGCATGGAAGAAAGAGACAGGTTGTCCCATACTTTTGAATACTAGTTTGAACATCAAGGGCATGCCCATGGTAAATGACACCAAAGATGGTAAAGACTGGACACACAAATACAAGGTAAAAGTACTGTAATGAAAATTTTAGTAACAGGCGGAAAAGGTTTCATAGGTTCGAAGATTGTGGAGATGTTATCCAATGACGGGCACACGGTTACAGTTGTTGATAATCATGACACATATGGCATAATGACCAAACAGGAACTAGATAAACTCTACGAATGGCGAACCAGGAATTGGAAATCAGAAAACGTGTCAATGATACCAGGTGATATACTGGATAGGCTTGTTTGCTTGAAAGCATTTTCACACAATCCAGAAATAGTGATTCATTTAGCAACTTATCCCAGAGCAAAAATAGTCGACGAAGATCCTATTCTTGGAATCCCAAAAGTAATCAACACAACCACTAATTTATTGTGGCACTCGTCAAAATGGAATATTAAAAAATTTGTTTATATTAGTAGCAGTATGGTTTATGGAGATTTTGTAGATGGCACCAAAGAAGATGCAAACACAAAGCCAAAGAACATTTATGGTGAAGCAAAACTGACAGGCGAACGTATGGTTAAACTGTTTGCAAAGAGAGATGGGTTGAACTACAACATCATAAGACCAAGCGGTGTGTATGGACCCGGCGACATGCCTGACAGGGTAGTATCTAAATTTTTCGAGAAAGCAATGAGCAACAAAACAATCACATTACACAATGGTGAAAACAAAGTTGATTTCACGTACAGGCAAGATGCGGCAAGAGGTATAATACTAGCGGCTCTGTCATCTGTGGCCAACGTCAGTTTCAATATAACGGCCGGCAACGCCACAAGCCTGAGGACATTGGCAGAAAAAATTATAGATATCACAGGTAGCGATTCAGGCATAGAGGACATCGGCAATCACAAACTGTATCCAATGCGTGGTACACTAGACATTGGTAGGGCAAAAGACTTGCTGGAGTATGAACCACAGTTTACACTAGATCAAGGACTAAAAAGTTATTATGACTGGCTACAAAATTAAATTTAATGGTGTTGACAGGCTCTACAAGGATTACAGTTGGAGACTTTCAAGAAGAGCCAAAGCAGTATGGGAGTCTGGAGACGTCCTACAAGGCAAGTACCTCAACCAACTGGAAACAGAAATAGCAAAAAAATACAAACGGAAATATGCCATAGGTGTGGGCAGTGCCACAGACGGACTGTACTTCGCCATGAAGGCAGTTGGTCTAAACAAAAGTAGTACGGTACTGTGTCCAGCATTTAGTTACGTGGCAACCGCGGGTGCGATCAGACGTCTGGGTGCAGACATACGATTTGTTGACACAGATGAAAATGGAAACATAGGTGACTGGGGCATAATGGGCCTACCAAATGCAATTCTCTATGTCAACATGTTTGGGAATCCGGCAGACTACACCAGGATAAGAAAATACTGTGATAATCACAAGATACCCTTGATAGAAGATGCCGCACAATCACAGGGAGCGGTACATGGCAAGACCCCGTCAGGTTCTCTAGGAGATGTCAGCGTTTTCAGTTTTGATCCTATGAAGAACATGCCTAGTTTTGGCACAGGTGGTATGGTGCTGACCGACAGCAAGGATGTGTACGACGCAGTGATATCGTTACGTAGGCACGGACAGAACAGCAATTTGACATATGGGTACAACAGTTTAATATCCGAAGATCATGCAAACCAATTACTGTTGTTGTTAAGCAAATTTGATAAACTGCAGAAGAAGAGGGAGAAGGTATTCAAACGATATAAAAAACTATTACCAGATAGTCTTCTTATAGAATCGCAAGACAACACAAAATCCAGTCATCACAAGTTAGTAATTCTATCCGATAGGCGAGATGAATTGAAAACATTTCTTGCACAAAACGGTATAGAGACTAAAATACATTATCCTAAGACATTAGACAGTATGAATATCGGACAATACCCCAATGCTGAAAAGGTTTGTGCCATGGCATTGAGTTTGCCTATATATCCACACCTTGAGATGGATGAAGTGACTTACATATGTGAGAGGATCAATAAATTTTATGTTTGACAGTATACAAGTTAGATTTCAACACGTCAAACAAATAGAATCACCGTTTGCAAATACCAGGATAGTACCATTCGTTGGAAGTTATTTCGAAATACTGAAAGCAGTTATCAGTGATATCAAAACAGAACACTTCTGGTTATTTGCCAACTTCGTAGATCTTAAACAAATTTCAAAGTTCGACCTAGACTTTATACCTGAACAACACGAAAAAGATCAAATACACGTTTGGTACGCAACGCACCCCATGGCTGGACTTAACAAAGAGGGAAACGTTTTATTAATTCCAACTAAAAAATTCAAAGAACAGATGCATGGCCTTACGTTTTTGCGAGATTTCAGAGATATTAATTATCATGCTCATCCTACGTTGTTCCAACGTCCGCTGTCCACGACCATGTTCAAACTTTCCGATCCAATTACTGCATACAACACAGGCTCTGAATTTTACACATGGATGACCAATCGAGACTGTGATGTAGACGTACCTAATTTTTATCCAAGTTTCTGGGAAGACGAAAAGATGTATACTTGGGGTAAAACAAAAGATATAATACTGGCACCAAGTGGTAGAAATATAAAACAGTTATATGATTTTGCTAGGCACGTGCATTTTGATTATGATTACGAAATAAAACCTATGGACATTGTGTTTCTGTCTTACGATGAACCAAGTGCTGAAAAGTATTGGCGAGTCTTAAAAGAGAAATATCCCAGAGCAAAACGCATACAAGGAGTTAAGGGAAGAACACTAGCATACCATGCCGCGGCCGCTATGAGTGAAACAGATTATTTCTTTGCAGTGTTCCCCACAATAGAATTAGATGACAGTTTTGATTTCACTTTCCAACCTGATCGGTTGCGAAAGGCATGCCATTATATATTCCATGCAAAGAATCCTGTAAATGGCCTGGAGTATGGACACAGGGCAGTGATATTGTACAATAAACACCTATGCCTATCAACGATTCATCCTAGTTTAGATTTTACGCTGTCGCAACCACACACAGTAGTTCCACAGTTGTGTGGAACAAGTAATTTTAATCAAACACCAGAGATCAGTTGGCGTGTGGCATTTAGAGAAGTGCTCAAGTTGTGTGAAATGAAACCCACAGTAGAATCTCGGCACAGGCTGAAAAAATGGTGTGAGCTGGGTGTGGGCGAATATGCATCATATGTACAGAAAGGTGCTCTCGACGCCGTACAATACTTCGATGAAGTTAAAGGCGATAAAAACGCTTTACAGTTGTCTTATGAATTGGAATGGTTAAAAAATAAGTTCAATTCTATTTCTTAAAAGTCTTAGCCATTATTAACGAAGTTCGAGATTCCATATCTCTTTTTAAAGATGGTATATCAAATTTCATATCCACAGTCTTTATCTTGAGATAGTTATCTTCTATTGTTTTCCTTAGGAACCTTGCGATGCTTTCCTGTTTTTTACTCTTTAACTCTTTGGCTATGTCGTAGTGTATTGTGATATTATTTTTTAGAATGATGTTTATGTATAGCAGGTACTTGACCGGCATGTTCTGGAAGTGTAGTCCCTCTAGAACCTCCGGCCATTCCTTGACGAAGTCTTGCGTCAGTTGTACCCAAGTCTTATTCTTTGGCGGTTGTCTTTTTGGCATCCGCTTTCTTGGTAGTCTTCTTTGCTGGTGCTGTCCCATCTGGGTCAGCGGCCATGTCTTTTACAGATATGCCTTTTTCTTTCGCAACCATTTCGTTTAACTTGTTAAGAAGTATTCTACCTTCGGCAGTGTTGCCAAAAGTGACCATTATCTCGTTGGTCTTAAACTTCTTGATGTAGTTGTCGTTATGCATCATGGCCAACATGTTGGTTCCGTCTGGGAACGTCTGCCTGCTGGCGAAATCTGCAAACTCATCAGCCGATTGTCCACCCTCTGATTCTACAGCCTTCATTAAAGCATTGTGGTACATGTCAGGTAAGAATTTGGTTCCTACCACTAGACAGTTGTTGGGTTCACCAGGTACAGTTCTGTACATGATTACTACCTTTGCTCCGCCGTCCACAAGTTCTCCAATATGTTTGAAGTGTCTCTTTGGACCTGTTTGACCCTCACCTGCTCCTGAGTCTGCACCCATTGGCATGGCTTGGTCGTTAACATTCATTAAGTTTGCCATTATTTTCCTTCCGTAGGCATTGACGCTGGTGCTCCAGTGCCTCCTTGCTGACCTTCTGGTGCCACTTTGGCCAAGAACGCCTGTAACTTATTATAGATGTATCCTACGCCTGCCATTTCACCGGCTTTGAATGCACCTCTTGTGGATGCCACGTCAAGTATTGTAGTAAGATTCTTCAAGTCGCCGATTGATAAAGCAGTTGGATCCGGTTGCGGAGCCTGTTGCCCTGTTGGTGCAGTAGACTCGGCCGTCGCCGTTGCTGGTGCCTCAACTGTTTCATTGGCTGGTTTTTTATTTTTTTCGTTTGCCATTTATTATTTCTCCTAATTGCAATTGGTATTAATATACGTATATTATACTAAAATTAGTTATGGAGTGCAACGATTAGTTTTGATTGATTTGGCCCTTGCCACTCAATGCGAACAGGGTAAGGTCTCCTGGATTCTCGAAACCAAGCACTGTAACGGACCTTGAAGCATCGCCTTGGTAAATGACATCTTTGGTAATTGAGTACCTGCCTGCACAGTTCTCATAGATCCATTTACGCATCTTCTCAATGTCGGCTTCGTGTGCCTTCACCACTGTGTTTACGAAGTGTGGTGGTAATATGTCAAGTTCTCTTTTGAAGAAGTTGTTTGGATTTACTTTCATCAGGCTCCCCAAACGTCGTCGTACATCGGTGGCTCTGTCTTGTCTGCTTTCATTGTGTGTGCTTTACCGTGGAACTGTTTGAAAGTGTAGTAGGCCACGAATATTATTGCTATGTGTCCTATGAACCAACTCAACCATATGTCGGTTCTTATACCCCAGAAATAGGTTGTGAATGCAGTGCTCCAAAGGAAACTCAAAGTCACGAGTAATTGAAGTCTCACTGTCTTTGGCAATGCCCTCAGATCATTCTTGCTGTCGTCAAACAGGATCGTTGCGGCATCTATCATCCAGTTGCGTAGGTTCTTCACTTTCTCAAGTTTGCCCGTGTATGGGTTGGTGTTTGGAAACATCATCATTACAACATCCAATTCAAAATTATTAATATCAAAGCCATAACCAATGACGCTTTTATTACTGCACTGATCATGACAGGTAACTCCATAGTGCTATCAACAGCAATCCAAAACTCATTATGGATATTGACACCTCATTGAAGAACCAGTCTTTGAAGGTTTCCCAAAGTAGTCTAATCATTGTACTGTACCGTTAGTCCGAAGGGAGCCTCTATGTCCCTCTCGTATGGATTGTTGATCAAGAATATAGTGTCACAGTAGTGTTCATCACCCCATGTTTCAAAAGGCCATCCATCTGTGAACATCACGAACTTCTTGGGCTCTATGCCTTCTTGCTTCATGTAGTCCCAATTACATTCAAACTCCGTACCACCACCTGAACCCAGTTCGTAGTCTAGCAGTTCGTCTGCGTTGTCTGGTGTGAACACTTTTGGATTGAACACCGCGGTGTCGAAACTCCAAAGATGTATTCTGAAGTCCTTGTATTGATCCATTATGTTTTTGACTTCTGTAAGGAATTCCTTACACTGTTCGTTGCTGATACTACCGCTGGCGTCCAAGGCAAGACATATGTCAATCATCTCATCATTGTTCTGTCCTGGCAGTATGGCAGATGTGTGCCAACTTTTTCTGCTGGGTCTCATCCACGTGTAGTCTGACTTCAATGTGCTCATTATCTGTTGTTGTAATATTTCTCTCCAGTCCATCTTAGGCTCTGTGAGATCCTTGACCAGTCTCTGTAAAGCACCTGGCAAATTACTGGCACCTGTGCTCTGTGCCGCACTCACCATTGCTTCTTTAACTTCGTCCCTGATCTTCTTCAATTCTTCTTTTGTGTAAACAGGCTTGCCACCTTTTTCACCTTTTTTGTCTCCGCCTTTGCCTTGTCCTTCACCTTCTCCTTTGCCCCACTCTTGGTGATCGTCCATTAGCTCACCCATTTTTTCTAACATCTTCTTACCGTTCTTCTTGGCCTGTTTGTAGATGTCATCATATATTCTTTCTGATGCCCAGTCCTTGTACTTGTCGTCCTGGAAGCCTTTGTTCTCACCTTTCTTGCCTTTGGGCATCTCACCAATGTTTGAATCTTTCAATATTTGATTTACGGCGTAGTCCGCCGCTATGTTCCAAAGTTGTGGATCTCTGTCTCCTATTCTCACAAGCATATGTTCAAATACATTGTGCAACACTTCATGGCCAAACAAGAACTCTGTTTCTTTGGGTGTAAGTGAATGTATGAACTTGGTGTTGTAATAGAAGTGTCTACCATCTGTACCTGCTGTCGGACACCAGTCGTCTGCATTAACAAGTTTAAGTCTAGTTGCAAGGTTGCCAAAGAACGGATGCTTCAGTAGTAAGGCAATCCTTCCTGTGACTAGTTTGTCTATTATTTTTTGTTCGTTATAATCCATTAGTAACTCGCATATATTACAAACACGATACAAGCAACAAAGCCTGTGATTAAAACATGGTTGCCAAGATTGGCTAAACTTGTTCCTACCGTGTGTTTATTTTTGGGATCTATTATTTTAGATATATCCATTATTTAGACTCCATAGCAGTTATGACATACTTGCCAAACTTCTTATGGAACCTATCAAATGATTTCAACTTGCTAGGATCAAACGGAAGTTTGTAGTTCGTCAGTGCAATCTTGGCACCCATAACAACCAACTCAGTCTCAAAGTTGT